TATAATTTAAAGTTCTTCTTACCGTCTCGATATTTAATATTAATTAAATTATCGCCCATCATGTAATTGAACTTTATCGTATTCTCGGTTTTACCGGTTTGTGGCATAAATTCAGGACCTTCAGATACATTTAAATCTTGAAGAGTCTTTTTTGATATACCCCTTGTGTCAAACCATTTTATTACTTTAGAACCTACATTTTTAGTTTGAGGTGAATAGTCGGGTCTTATATATTCCTTTGTGCTATTTCCCTTTCGCTGGTACGTATGTAATTGAAAAGTAGTGTTACAGTTGTGACAGGTACCAAGACCACGTTCCCAATCATAAGAAGCACATTTAAGCTTTTGATTTTTAGGTTGTCTAGACGAAGAACACAGAGGACAAATCCCCTGTGTTTTTCCTTGATCTAAACTATATTGATTGAATGAATCAATCAAAAATCCATTGATCTCTGTTGTCTGCATATATATATTATCTGCGAATTTCGTATTTAGTTTGTATTAAAATGGTAAGTCGTCCTCTTTTACTGGTTCAGCTTTAGGCGTAGTTTTTGGTTGATCCATTCTAGCTGGAGCTTCTACGTTTTGACCGTTTGTCCAAACAACCCTAGCGTTACCTAAATAAACTTTAGCAACTTTAGCTTCTCGTTCTTCTTTAGTTTGTTCAACTATTACAGGGCCATTATTACCAAACTGATCTACTTCATCGTTTAAAGTGATACTAATAGGTAAATACTTACCTTTAGCACCTACAATGATTTTGTCTTTTGGGATACTGTTTAGATTAATACTTGTTTTTAATATTGATGCCATTATGCTAATGTTGTGTTTAAGTTGTTAAACATATCACGTAAATCCATAGTGGTTACGTTAGTGTCTTTTAATCTACGTCTAAAGTTATCGGCTACTTTAGAATAAGGATGATATCCATCCACTGTATTTGTATTTCTATAAAATTGTGATACAGGAAATCTTAATCCTGTTATTGTACAGATTTTTGTACGTCTATTTATTCTTGCCATATTATAAAATTTCAGTTTTAAAAAATTGTTTAGGATCGAATTCTGGTGATTTAAAAAATAATTTGTATTGAGCTACAGCTTCTTTTACTTTCTCACGACCCTTATCATAAAAAGCATCAGAACACTCACAAATTTTAATTTGACGAGTAGATTTATCTATAGCTATAAAAATCATATCATATCCAAATAGTTTTTTATAAATAAAAGCTTGGCTATCATAATTATAGCGAGAAGCTGAATATCTAAAATTTTCTATATCTGATGTGGTTTTTAAATCTACAACTAATCTTTCGTCATGATTTACTATATCTGCTTTACCTTTCCATAGTTCACTTTCTATTTCGGAAATTCCAGGAACTTCATATTCTACATTTTTACTTTGAATTAGATCCTTACAAACGTTATTAGCTAATACTGTATCAACCATTAACTCTATTTGATCTACTTCGTGTTGTAATAAACAAAGTTCTCCTTCAGATATCTCTTTATACACTTTATTGTTCCTAGTATTAGACTTAACAATTTTAAACTTTTTTAGTTTATCTGGTTCAAGAATAGCAGTATGAAAATAACCGCCAATTAAAAACGCAGGTGATTGTTTACTAGGCTCATGTAATGATAAAGGGTTTTTTAATAAGGTTGCGATGTGAGAATTACTAAGATATTGTTGTCCAAACTCACCATAGTAATCCTCATCATTTTTTAACCTTTTTAAAATCTCTTTTTTTGTCATTTAAAGCGTTGTTAATTCCTTTTCAATTTCTTTAGTTAAAGAGTATTTTGCTTTAATTGCATCTATTTTTCCTCCTGATTTTATAAACTGTTTAGCTTTTGTTACTTGATCTTGACTCATATTGGTCTTGTGATCGTTAACAGCATCACTGTCTTGTGTATCATCAATTAAAAATAAATTACCTAAAGCATATTTCTTCCCATAACTCGATGCAGAACCAAATTGTTGAGGTGTTTGCATACCTTTCTGTAATAAGTCTACTCCTACTAAAGCTGTTGCTTGTATAGAGTTTTCTCCATCAGAAATAGTTGCCATACTCTCAATAATAGGCATAGGGTCACTAGCAATTAAATTTTCATTTAAAGTTACTGAAACTCCTAATTCTAATAAAAAGGGTTTTGTTGCTTCGAGGATATCTTCGGCAGAGCGGAAGTAATATTTGCCGAATGAGTTAAATCTACTTTTCTTCGATTTAAACTTGGTCTGAATAGTTGCTAACTTTTCGTTTATGTTCATAGGTATTTGGGTTTTATCTATTAATATAATTACATATAATTTACTATATTTACTACCTGTAACTTACAGATAATCAATAACTTGCGAGTGATCTACGTTATCAACAAGTTTTTTTACAGCTTGCTTTTTTAGTTCTGAAACTCGCACATAACCACTTGGTCCTTTTATGTTAATTGAAGCGGCTATATTTTTAGCTGAATGTTTATCACAATCTAATCCATAAGATAATCTTAATACCTCATATTCTGTTTCGTTTAAATATTTACTCATTAAACTTTTTAAATAACTATTTAAAATCCCTATATTATAAGGTTCTGAATCATCTGGTATTTGATATATTAAATCTTCATCGTTAGTATGTAATTTTGCATCTATACTCAAGAAAATACTATTGAAAAACATTTCAACCATTTTTTTGTCTTTAGGATTTTTTCTTATTTCATTCATTTTATGTTCAGGTATCCTAATATCACCTCTATTTTTATCTATTGCTCTTCTTATTGCTCCTTTAATTCTTTTAAAAAAGAAAGACTTAAGAGTTTTTTCCTTATCGTTAGATTGATTTAAAAGTGTATAATCTAATTTTGCTACAGCTTTAGTTAAACCAAGACTACCTTCTTGAATAAAATCAGTTATATCCATAACACCTGATGCTTGTTGAGAAGTAGAAAATTTACGAGCTACATTTTCAACTAAAGGAAGAAATTTACAAATAAGTTCTTCAGCGCTGTAATCTATTAAGTTTCTATGTACCGGTTGAGATGCTTTTACATCTTCTTTATATCTAACGTAGTTACTTATATTATATTTTTTCATATATTTTATTTAATTTGTCTTTTTCTTCTTTTAGTTGTTTCCCTATAGTTCTATGAATTGTCCTAGTAGAACAATCAAGCATATCTGCTATACCTTTAATTGTAATCTTATCACCTATATCATTTATATCTAGCATACACCTATAGATATCTTCTTTATGTATGTTTTTATTTCTTCCAACCAATTGTCCTACTATTTTAAGTTTAGCTGTAGTACTTAAATTAGTTATTTGATTAAATATAATCTTTCTTTTTCTATTAACAGGGGGTTTTTTTAAAGCTTTATCCAATCCACCTAACATATCTTTTAAATATTTCTCTTTTATATTAAAAGTTATAAAATTGTTAGATTTATCTGTTATAAAATAAGCAATTTCTTTAAATTTATCATCTTCTAAATCAGGGTTCAAGTATTTAAGGACTAACAAATGCCACTTTAATGATTTAAAACTACTTATTTTAGCTTTACTTTTAAATAGCTCGTAGCATTCATAAGTCCCATATTGATAATACTTTCCCCATTGATATACTTTTGTTGGTATATCATTTATTGGATCTCTATTATATATGATTCTATTTCGATTTAAATAATCGATCCGTCTATGTGACATTAGCGTGTTATTCTATTATATATTACTACCTATTGTCATTATCTCAGCGTGGGCTGAGTTTCAAATTTTCTTAATTTATCTGAATACTTAATTATTAATTCAGCTTTATGATTTAAGGTTTTTAGGTTTATTTTATTATCTTTAGCCTTACAGCTTAAAACATAATTTGTTATATCTGTTCTTAAATCATATATAGAATCCCATAAATAATTTTTATGAGACTTTTTTCTTGCTTTTGGTAAATTTTTTATTCCGAACATCTTTTTTAGTTTTACGTTTAGCGTTAATATCGAAAGCGTTAACTCGAATTAAGTGTTTATATAATTTTATTTGTTTCATTTAATATAATTTATTGTGACATTATGTCATGACACTTTGTCATCTTTTATAATTGTTATTCCCTTTTTGCCGAATACATTTCTATAAGCAAATTTATATCCATCTTCTAGTTCATATTTAATATTTTGAGCTGGAGGCATGTTTGCACTCCCACCCATATATTTAGTTATTAAATATTTTTCAATTTTATTTTTATTCATCGCTTAAATATTTTTGATATAATATAAATGTAATTATTTTTAATATTGTTCCAAGCATTATACCCATCATCATTTGTATTCTTGTTGTACCAATAGCATAAAACATATATATTATAAAACCATCAAATAATAACATACATGTTACAGGTATAATGATTACTTTTTTTATCCAGTCTCCTACTAAAGCTACCATATAACCGCTTAAAGCCATAATAAGAGACATAAAGAAGGGTATTATTAAATCTAATAAACTACTCATAATTTCTTATACATTTAAATAGAGGATGTCTATATGATCCAGAGGGAGTCTTTTGAAAGTATGTAAAGGTAGCGGTTTTACCAATATACCAGTCTGCTATATCATACATTTTTTCCATTATTTTATAATCATCCATAATAGGCATACCAAAAGTGATACCGTTGTTATCAACAGCCAAGAATTTACCAATCGTACCAGTTCGTTTGCCTTGGCCTTCCACCCATGCTGTAATTCTTGCCTCTGAATCTTGGAAATCTTTGAATTTTTGTAAGTTGTAACTTCGTTTTTGTTCATATGGTTTATTTAGTCTTACTATACTACCTTCATAACCTTGTGTAAGAAAATCTTCGTGCCATATTTTAGCTTCTTCAATTAAAGAAACTTGGTGAGTCAATACTTCAACAATATGTCTTGATCTTAATTCATCAATTTTACTTTTAATATTTTCATTTCTTATTTTAAAAGGATAATTATGAATATCAGAATAATAATCATACCAATGAAACTGAATATAACGAGTTGCCTCATCTATTTCTTCAGCATTGGGCTTTTGTTTTCTCACAAGGGATATAATTTTATTGAAATTATCTTTAAATTGGTGATTATATAATTCACCATCAACCACAAGATGTGGGTTGGTTTTAAATAAAGGTTTAAACGCATCTTTAATATGATCTACAGTTTTAAACTCTTTATGATTACGGCTAAAAGCACCGTCTTTTGTTATATAGCATCTAACCCCATCAAGTTTTGGTTGAATAAAAGAATCTACATTAAATTCTTTTTTTCCATAAGGGTGAGCTAGCATTACTTTAAAATCACTCATTTTTTGTATTTTTTATTAATTATTTCTATTTTTCTTTTAATAATAGCGGCTTTTTCATATTCTTCTTTGTCTTCATAACGTGACAAAAGACCATTAAGCCGTTTTAATTCAATATCTATAACTTCATCTTCAGTCGGTCTGTATACTTCTAGAGTATCATGATTATCATAATATTCAGTAAAAGCTTTTAATACTCTATTAGCTATTTTATCTGCTAATCTATCTAATTCTCTTTCGTTCATACATATATATTATCTATATTAAACCGTATTTAGTTTATGATCTTTTATTTCATACTTTTTAATCAATTGCTCAGCTGTACCTACAAACATGACATGCTTTTGCCATACATTATAGATAGATATATAAGTTGGTTCACCTTGTTTAGGATATAAAGTATAGATATATTCTTCTCCATAATCTCCAAGATCACCATTACATTCATAAAGATAAGTATATCCTACATCTTTTTTAAATTCCTGCACTATCTGAGCTGCAAAACAACCCGGACCATTAGCATATTCACCTATTTTAACTGAACCTGAAATACCATTTATTATTTTAATTGGTTTTATAAATTCAGCTAATTTAACACCTACATAAGATGGATAACCATCATATTGTTGGTACATATTTATGATTGACTTCTTGATCATCTCATGACCTTTGTCATAAGCAACACCTTCTTGTCTTGGTATTACTCTTGTTAAACTTCTAGTTCCCATTTTATTATTTAAAGTTAGTTGCGAGGGGAGGATTCGAACCTCCGACCTTTGGGTTATGAGCCCAACGAGCTGGCCACTGCTCTACCTCGCTATAAGTAGGAAGTTGGAGAAAACTTGGCAAATCTTTTTATATTCTCTTTTTACGCCAGACATCCTTCCTATATATTTTCTGTGAGTCTATATATCTCACTTAATTTTTCTTCAGAATATTTAATTATTTTAGTTCCAACTCTTTCTCTATAATCTGAATCTTCTTCATGTTTTAATAAATATTCTAATTTTATTAAATCACCTTTTAAAATTCCTATCATATCTTGAATGTAAATCTTTGTGTTTTTTTTATTCATTTATATTATCTTTATCAGCCCGTATTTACTCTGTATCTAATTCAACCAGTTTAGCAATATAATTCCAAGTATCAATTTGATTAATAGTTGCATTGATACATTTTTCTAATACTTCTGATGATACATTTCTTTTATTATCAGGATCAATTATAGCATTTTTAAGAGTTTCTAATTCTTCATTTAAACTAAATAATTTAGCAAATGCTTTATCAGAGGCTCTTTGGTTTAATGTTTCTGTATTTAGCTTAGGCATATCATCCAGCTTATTTTTTAGTTGTTTTAAATTCATATTATATTTTTATCCAAGTTAAACCATTATAATTCAACCATTTACTTACTCCATATATTTTAGTTTTTTCATATTCTTCTTTTTCTTCATTCCATTTCATATCTTCTTTAAACAGAAAAGAGAAAGTAGGAGGTAAATCGCCTAATACATATCCTCTATAATACTTTTTATTTATAGATATTGTATTTTTATTAATTTTTTTTATTATGTTCATATTATAATTTTAAAATTCAAATCCACTTGCATTCATTGCACTTCCAAACGTTTCGGGATTAGTAATAGCAGTAGCAAATACTACAATTATTCCAAAAATAGCAGTAATAGCTAATAGTCCAATCCAAGAATATACTAGTATTTCACTAATAGTTAAACCTTTTACAAAGTTATATTTTTTATTAACGTGAAATCCAATTCTAAATTTATCTTTTGTTGTTGTTATTCTCATAATTTATTATATTTTATATTTAAAAAGTCTGTTATTGTTTTCATGATATCTTCTTTTTTATCTAATACCACTAATTTTCCTTCAATATTCACATTCTCATCACTTTTATGATTCATATGAATTTCATATCTTTGATTATCTGCCCAGATATTTTCATCTGAGAGATTTATTATTTTAATAGTAATTTCATTGTTGGTTTTAAAATTTTCCATTATATAAATCTATTATATTTTAGCATATCAGCAACAGATCTATTAAATTCATTACATCTTTTTCTATAATTCTTATCCGTGAGCCATTTCACCCACCCATTTGTTCTAGTGCAAGTTCCAAATCTTTTTTGATGAGATAAAACCCTGTTAAGTTGTTCTTGCATTGATTCGATGCTTTTATTTGTATGTTTATTATTAGTTATTGTCATATTCTTATTTATTATATTATCTATTTTTATTCGTATTTAGTTTGTATTATTCTTCTCCACTTTGAAAAAGTTTATAAATTATAGCCATAAACAAAGCTACTAATAATAAAGTAATTATTGCTCCTTCCATTTATGTAATTTTATTATATTTATTCCAATATTCTCTTTCAAATGCTTCAAATTCAGCACGAGAAAATTTAAACAATGTTATTCTTTTCGTTTTAGTCTTTTTTCTGTTGTATTCTTTCATAAATTTCTTCAGTTAAATTCACATTATTAAAAATGAGGTTATAAATAGCTGAATAAGCACATTGACTCCAATTATTATAAGGATAAAAGTCTTTTGTATCATCAAATATATCAAAATCTAATTTATCTACTATTTCTTTAGCTTGTTGGGTATAAATTACCAAATTGTCTATTAATTCTGTAGTAAATTGGTATAATTCTTCTTCATCTGGAGTTAAATTATCCATATAGATATATTCTTCTGCTACTTCATCTAATAAATCATTTAAAAGTGTTTTTTCTTCGTAATTTAAATCTGTATCTATCATAATTCTATTTCTTTTACTAATTTCTCAATTGATTCTACTTGTAATTTCAAAGGATTATCATCTGAACAAAATCCACTAATCATAGTCTTTAAGACATGCAATTTTCCTTCGATTTTTCCAAGTGTTCTACCATTTTTAAAATCCCATTTTGTGTTTTCTATTGTCATTTTATTTATTTTTATATATTGTTTCGTTTAATAGTTTGTCAATTATTATTTCTTGATCAAATTCTTTTTCATCATAATACATCATATTATTTTATTTTATTGTTTAGTTGAGTAGTGAGAATCGAACTCACATAAACCATTTACTCAATCATTCGTTAATATTTTTCAGAAGGCAACGAGTTTTATAAAACTTCTTTCAATTATATTATCTATTTACTTTCGTATTCACTTCGTGATATAATTCTTCTAATACTCTTGTTTTTATATATTGTACTAATTCACAATATTCATCATTTTCTTTATCTTTAGAAAATTCTCCGTCAATTACCCACTCAATTGATTTTAATAAATCGTCATCAGTTTGTATTTTAACTCTATCAATCATTTCTCTTAATTCACTTGTTTTACTCATTTTCATATTCATTTATTAATCTTAATCTTATTTTTTGGGAAGTTTCTTCAGTAAATAATTCACTGTCATATCTATTTCTATATTCTTCAATTAAATCTTGTCTAGATATAATCTTATTGAAATCTACTATTTTTCCATTTCTAATTTTCATTTATTATTGTAGTTTATTATTAGTTTTTAATATTGAATCAATTTCTTTTTTATTTAAATTTAATTCTTTTTCATTTTCAAGATAGAAAAAGAAAGATTTAGTTATATTATTGTAGTCAGTTTGAGTTAATTTAATTGATTTCATATTATTATTATTTATTATATTATCTATTAGACATCGTATTAACATTGTATTATACTATTGAATAATAAATTTCATCTAGATTATAATATTCTTTTATATTATTTTCTATCTCTTTTTTATTATTAATATTAGTTAAATACATCTCGTCAATGTAATTATTATTGTCGTTATTGTAAATATATATAGTCATATTTTATTGTTTATTATATTATCTAATACACATCGTATTAAGATTGTATAAAGGTGTAATTGTATTTGTATAATAAAAATGTTGAGTATGTATACCACATGACATTGTGACATATAATAATAATTAATATGACAATATGGCATTGTGGTAAATGAATTATAAATATAAATTATAATATAAGATAAAGAATTAGTTTTAGTTATATAGTCTAAACATTTTCATACATGTACAGAAAAAGCCGAAAACTTTTCATAAAATTATGACAAAAAGGGGTCCGTGGGCCTAAATGAAAACCATTTTGGTAACTGGTTGATAATCAGGAGGATAGGTGAAATACAAAACCCCAATATATCTTACAAACTAAATACGAGGTAAATAGTGACAATAGCTAATAAAGATAGGTTAAGTAGTACCCTAATGTCACACTTATGTAAATATACTGATTTATGCGTAAAAAATGACAATTTCGTGTGAATATAGTAAGTATACACTTTAAATATAACAAACATGAAAGAACAACCACCTTTTTATAAGACTGGAACATCTCGTTCTCCTTTTAATAAACATGAACCAGGACATGAAGAACTACCTAAGCATCATGTAAAAGAAATGCAAAAGAATAAAAAATTTGTTCCAATTATAAATACTCCAGACCCTACAATATTAAATAAACATAAAGTAGATAAGACTAGAGCTTTAATGAAAAGCTTTTCAGGAGGAAAATATCAGGCAACGAGATTGGATATTCATAGAGATGCACCAAAACCACGTGGTGTAATTAAACCTAAAATTACAGCTTCCACAGAAATAAAACCATTACAATACAAGAGAGAAGGAGCTTTGAGAACAAGTAAGCATGTTAGCTTGAGCTCTACAAAAAAATCATAAATCATGGCAGTAGATATTAGATTAGGGAGTTTAACTCCTACTGGAGTTTTCATAGGATCCCAAACAGTAGTAAAAATATATTTAGGCGATATAGAAGTATATTCATAAAATATGGCAATAATAGATAAGTACCCGGCAGGAACACTCACAGCCTCTGATTATTTAATCGGTGTAGATGTTAGTGAGAAAAATGTCACAAGAAACATTCCAGTTAGTGAGATTTCTGCTGTTATACTTGCCGCTAAAGGGGTAAGTACGGTATCATCTATTAAAACCACGAGTTCACCATTTGTAAATTTAGGACTTACCAAAGGCGGAATTGCAATACCAGCAATTACAACAACGGGTGTTATTACCCCTGTTATATCCGCTACTGGTACCGCTTCAAGAAATACTTATTTAAGAGGTGATGGCACATGGTCTACACCCGGACCAGTACCTGAAGAACTTCCAATTAGAAAGGAAGGTTTCGATATTACAACAGTGGGTGGAGGAGCAGTAACTTTAGACTTTACAGACGGCGGAGTTGTTGCTTCAAATTTTTTAGATGCTGTCACAGTTAAGATCGAAGGGCCAAATGCAGTTGCAAATAATATAATACCTGGGGGTGGAATCTCAACGAGCGGACCCACTGGTGCAGTTACAATTACAAATGAAGGAGTAACACAAGTTCAAGCGGGAGGTAATATAACATTAAGTGCAACAAGTGGTGATAATGTGAAAATTAGTTCAACTGCAAATCCTGGTACTGTTACTGGATTTTCAAGTGGTCCTGGCTTAACTGAACCTGTATTGGGTAAATTAGCAGTATCTTACTCAGGAACTGGTAATATTATAGAATCAATAGGTAGCAATGCACATATTGGTCTTAATGATGAAATATCATTTAATCAAACAACTTCTAGTATTGTAAAAAATACACAACCAAGAGATTTTACCCAAGACATGTTAGTCAAGGTTAAGGAAGATATAGACAGTGGAGATGAACATAAAGTATTAAATAACAATGACACTTATAACACTACAGCTGTTGCTAAATATGCAGTTACTTTAACTCAATCTCAATATAATACAATACCTACTAAAGATCCTAATACTTTATATATAATAATTGGGGAAACAGGGGAATTTACAGTTACAGCAGAATATGATGTTTCAGGTTTAATAGTAAATGGTGGACCATGTGATAGTTCTTATAGTTTTGATCCTCCCCTGCCACAATCAATTACAGGGCCTACTGGCACACCTTATGATTTTTTAACTACTTTAATTTTTGCTCCAGGTACTAGTTACAGTGGTATGGGTCCTGCTTTTGGGACGGCGGGAAGTATAGGTTCTGCAAATTCTACAGCTACTATAGCAATAACTGGTACAATTACTTGCCCTGTTATTCCAAGTGTAAGAGCTTTACTTGACATTAATTTACAAGGAAATATCACAGATGGATTAAATACAGTTTGGGAATATGATACATCACACGCATTACCTGGCGCTTTTGATCCCGCAAGTGGATATTCAACAACACTTCCATATAATTATTCATTTGGACCACTTATAAAAATAAAAGATACAAATACATATAAATGGAGTGTAAATCCAACATATGATGGGGGAGCATGGGGAGCAGCGTGGGCCAGTGGATCAATTACAACAACCGCACCTTCTACTACTATCACTGTTACTCACAATATTGATGCTACTTGGGATTATGTAGAATATCCTGCAAATATTGTAGTTGATACTTCAAGAATAACACTTGATACAACAGGTAGTTGTCAAGGATCAGGCGTAGCTCCAGCTGACTCTTATAATTTAAGTCCAATGATAGTAGCTACTCCAACTAGATTAGCAGGACAAGGAGATAATGTAATAGCTAGATATAATGAAACTGTTACTTGGGGAGTTCAAACATTAACAGCTAGTTCTCCAGATTATACAATTACATCAGCACTTACGTATGAAGATGCATCAGGCGCTGCATTAACACCCGCAGATTTAAAAGTTATTGCTACATTAACAACTGGTAATACAGTTACTGTATATGCAAAAGCTTTACTATGTAATGATCCAGCTGCTAAACCTCTTGAATATAGAATGCTTGATGCTTATACTGCGGCATCAACAGGAGTTACTTTTAGCGGTGGTTTTAATCCCGTAAGTATAGCTAATTTAACAATTACTCCAAACGCTCCATGTTCTTTTGCGCCGGCCTGTACTGCGGGTCAACAAAAAATTAACGGGGCTATAGGAGAAAGTTATAGTTATGCTCCAATTAGTGTTGTTAACGACGCTGGAACTTTTTGGAATCAAGCAAGTAATACATATACTATTACTCCTGGTGCTACATTAAGCGGAACTTTTGGTACAACGCCTGCAGCTTCAGGAACCGGTACTCAAGGTGATCCAAAAGTAGAAACATTATCAATTACAGGGCCGTTATCTCGTAGCAGTGCACGTTTAACAGTAATTTCTAGTTTAGGACAAGTAGTAGATGGAGGTGATGTAGAAAATATTACATATGAAGTATATATAAAAGGATTAAATTCAGATGGAAGTTATTTAGATGGCACTGGTTCTAGTTCTGGACAAATGAGTATTACTCAAACCACTCCTGGCACAACAAGTCCTAGTTTTTCTATTCAATATGGAGATGCTGGAGCAGTGGAATGGATAATTACCAGAACATCACCTGCTCAAACTGAAGCAGCTTTTGATGGGTATTTTAAATTTTCTGTTTCAGATGATGGCATTAGTTATACAGAAGTAAAAAATATACCTTTTTTAGCAACACAAGATATACATAATTTAGATGGCACAGGAGGTTGGCCAACTTATACTTTCACAGGGCTTGTAAGGACATTTGCAACAACAAAATATATGAAATTAGAAATATCAGAAATATAAAAACACATGGCAATAATATATAGTTATCCACTCGAAGGAACACCAACAACTTCAGATTTGTTATTAGGAACTTCAATAGGTAATGATAGTAAACCTACAAAAACATTTACCATTGGTAGTTTAGCAGCTTTAGTTACAGCAGATGCAAATGATGGAACTGTAACTGAGGTTTCAACAGCAAATTCTACTTTTATAGATATGGCGGGCGGTCCTATTTTGAATTCTGGCACATTAATAGCTTCCTTATCTGCAACAGGTACTCCATCTAGTAGTACATTTTTAAGAGGAGATAATAAATGGATGCCTGCTTCTACATCTGGAGTAATTACTTTACCTGTATTAGATGAGGGTAGTGTAATAACCAATGAAGTAAGTTCATTTAATTTTACAGGTGCAGGAGTAACAGTAACCAATGATGGAAGTGATAATATAACAATTCAAATACCAGCAGCTACAGGAGGTGTATCTAGTATTTTAGCAGGAACAGGGATTGGAATTGATGCAACAACAGGTGATGTAACTGTTTCAAATACTGGCGTAAGATCTTTAGTTGCTGGAACCAATGTAACTTTAGCACCAACAACCGGCGTAGGGAATGTTACAATTAATGCCACAAATAATCCTGGTACTGTACAGAGCATAATTCCAGGTGATGGTTTAGTATTAGATTCTGGAACTTTAACTACTAATCCAGTGATCGGTGTTTCATATAGTGGATCTAATAATTACATTTTAAATTCATCTTCTCTTACTTTAGCTACTTCAGATGATATAATTGCATTTAATAAAATATCATCAAATGATGTAAAAACAACTACGCTTGGTGAAATTCCTATAAGCGCGCTGCCTAAAGTACAAAAATATATAGATGATGCGGATGAGCCTGCGCTAAAAAACAATACTGATACTTATACTACTACTGCAAAAGTTATGAATGTAGTGAGTTTACAAAATTCTGAATATCTTGCTTTACCTACTCCAGATCCTAATACATTATATATTATAGCAACTGGACCAGTTAGTGCTAATGATGTTGTATTAACTACAATTACTAATGGCATTGTAAGTCCAGATGGAACAGGTACAGGTACAGGTTATATTTTAAGTGGAGATACACCAGCACCTAAAACACAAAGTGGTATTGAAGGTGAACCTTATTCATTTGAAGTAATAGCTACTCCTCAAGCGGGATATTATTTTTCTACTCCTGTAAGTGGAAATGTAACAAGTGGTACAATACCTTCTGCAGCTTCTACAAATGTTACTATGACATTAGCTGGGGAAGTTGTGGCAGTACCAACCCCGGAAATTAAAGCTACTCTTTTAGTAGTAACAGATATTCAAGGAGGACCAGCTTCAGCATATAATCTAACAGGTGACGTAACAGGTGCAACACAATCAACGCTTGTAGCATCATCTTTAACATATAGTTTTACTACAGCAATTTCTATTGTAGATCCAACTGCTTACTCGTGGGCAGCAGGACCTACAATTGTACAAGCAGCAGGAACTATAAATGGTTCTCAAACAGTAGTAACAACAATAACAGGAACATTACAATTAATATAGTAAAAAATTAACAATGGCAATAATTTATAGTTATCCCAGTGAAACCAATATACAAGGTACAGATCTTTTAGTAGGAACTTCTACGGTTGAGGTTAATGGCAAAAAGAAAAATACAACTAAAAGCTATTCGATAGATAATCTTATAGCATATATTAAAAGTGTAGGTGGGATTGGAGTTACATCTATTCAATTTACAGCTCCATTAACTGGTGGCACTATAACTGGGAGCGGTACAGTGGGAATTCCACAAGCTGGTTCTACTTCTGATGGTTATTTATCCTCTACTGATTGGACTATTTTTAATAGTAAATTAGGAGGGCTTGCAGGGAGTACTGATAAAATACCTATATGGACTAGTACTTCAACTCTTGGTAATTCATCTTTTGAAGAAACTTCAGGAGGTACTACCATAACTTCTGCTAAAACTTTTGCACCATTTGCAGATGCAACTTATGATTTAGGCGTTACAGGAACAGGTAGATGGAAAGATTTATTTTTATCAGGTACAGCAACTTCTACTAATCTTGTTATAACAGGAACTCTTAGCGCTAATGGAGGTCCGGGTACAGCTGGTCAAATATTACAATCACAAGGTGCAGCAGCGGTACAATGGGTAAATTCTACTTCAGTTGGAGATACATATGATATTAATGCAAGTGATGCAGGTGGTGGTAATGTAGCGCTTAATTTAACAGCTACTACTGGATCTTCATCATTAGTACAATTAACTGCCGGTACAAATATTGGTTTAACTAGATTAGGTTCAGGAGAAATAGAAATAGTAGCAAGTTCTCCTACATCAGGAACAGTTACCGATGTAAGTAGTGGTGACGTAAATACTATTACTATTACAGGTACTCCAAGCGTAAGTCCAGTAGTTAATGCAATTACTGGTGACCCAACTGCTAATAGTGGAAATAATTTAGCTAAAGGTAGTGATATAACAGCATACGTTACTGGTCTTGGAATTAATGCTTTATCAGCAGCAAGTGGTTCATATAGTATGGGTAGTAATATAATTGAAAATGTTACTGATCCTACTAACCCACAAGAAGCTGCAACTAAAAATTATGTAGATACATCTATAACAGGTTCAGGTACTTTAATTTATCAAGGTGGTTATAATGCAAATACTAATGTACCAGATTTAACAACTAGTCCTAATAGTATAAAACAAGGATTTACTTATGCTGTTACACACGCGGGTACTGCAACTGGATTTTGGACAATTACTTTAGAACCAGGAGATTTATTAATTGCTAATACAGATAATCCTACAACAGAGGCAGATTGGACAGAAATTCAAAGAAATGTAGATCTTGCAACAGCTAATACTTCAGCGCTAGCGGTTATTGGTATTGCAGGATTTGATAATACTTATTTTACAGATAATGGATCTGGTTGGATATCTCTTCCAGCTGGTGGTGTTGCGGGTCAATATTTAGATGGAACAGGTTCATGGATTGCAGTTCCAAGTGGTGTTGCACAATATTGGGTATTAGAAGGTGATAATGCAACAACAGTTAATGTAACAAATACATTAAGAGTAGAATATGAAGGAGGAACTGGTATAGGTACTACTGTAACAGCTGGAACACCAAATAAACTAACAATTGAAAATACAGGGGTAACTCAAGTTGCTGTGGGTACAGGACTTACAACATCTGCTGGAACAGGTAATATAACAATTAGTCCTGATTTTGCGGGAACTGATAATATTGTTTTAGCACCTGCTACTACTATAACTGCAGCAGCCGATGGAGATAGCATGCTTATTAGTGATGCTGATGATAACAATGTTAAAGATATTGCATTATCTGATCTTAAAACTTATTTTCAAACCGGAGCTGCTGGTACTGTAACATCTGTAGGTATGGATGTAAGTGCTTTTGGAGCATTTTCTATTACAGGTAGTCCAATTACTAGTTCTGGTACTTTAACTTTAGGTATATCTGGTGGAGTTGCTGGACAATTTTTAAAACAAGATGGAACTTGGGCTAATGTACCAGCTGCTTATGATTGGACATTACAAGCAGATTCTGGCGCTAATTTAACTGTAGATACAGCAGCTACAGTAGATATTGCCGGTGGTACAGGAATAACAACAACTTTAACAGGTACAACAGCAGCACCAAATGTAGAAGTAAAATTAGACGATACAGTAGTAACTCCCGGAAGTTATACTACTGCAGATATAACAGTAGATCAACAAGGTAGAATAACAGCTGCTAGTAGTGGAACTGCTGGTGGAGGTGTGACAAGAGGAGTTGAAGTTAAAACAGGAGATGGTCTAAATAATATTTTTACAGGTGTAACAGGTGCTTTAACTGTAGGTAGTAAAGATAATATTGATATTTATATATCCGGTGTATATCAACAAAAATCAACTTACTCTTATACTGCAGCCGCAAGTGGTACCGTAACATTCACAGCAATTCCACCTGTAACAGCTGCTAATGGAATAGAATTTGTAACAACAGTATAATATAAAATGGCTTTAACCAAAATATCAACCGATACTATAGATCTTAGCGCGGATACAAATGCGTTAAAGATGCCTAAAGGTACTACAGCTGAAAGACAAATAGAATATTTAGTTGTTGCTGGTGGTGGCGGAGGTGCTGGTAATTCTTCTGGTGGCGGAGGTGGTGGTGCCGGTGGTTTACTAAGTGGAACTACAGATATGATTGCCACTACAAATTTAACTATAACTGTAGGAACTGGAGGGGCAGGTACAATTGGTGAAGGAAGTACCGATGTTGGAGGTAATGGGACTGATTCTGTTTTTGACAATATAACAGCTACAGGAGGTGGGGGTGCTGGAAATACAGGTGCTGGAAATAGTGCTAATGGTGGATCTGGCGGTGGTGCTTCAGGAGGAACTGCTGTTACCCCTGGAAATGGTATTCCCCCACAAGGAAATAATGGAGGTACAGGTTCTGATCCAAGTGATATTGGTGGTGGTGGCGGAGGCGCCGGAGGAGTTGGTCAACCAGGTGGTAGTTTAGGATCTATTCCATCAAGTGGAACATTTACTGGAACTGATGGTCAAGGTGGCGCTGCTTTATCTAATAGTATAACTGGAACCGCAGTATTATATGCTGGTGGAGGTGGTGGTGGTGTTTGTGATTTTGTTTATAATGTTGGTACTCCTGCTACTACTGGTCTTGGAGGTGCTGGAGTTGCTGGAACTGGAGGAAATGGTGGTCAAAGTGATGGGTCTACTACAGCTGCTGTTAATGGGGGTAATGGAACTGCTAACACTGGAGGTGGTGGTGGTGGTGGTTCAAGAAGTGCTAGTGGATCATGTAATGGAGGTGATGGAGGTTCTGGTATAGTTATTTTAAGATATGCATCTAAGTATACTTTAGTTGCCAGTGCAGGATTAACAACTGGAGTTTTAAATGGAACTGTTGGAGATGATAAATATACAACTTTTACTGCAGGAACGGGAACAATTAGTGGCCTTAATTTGGATATTGCTATAGGTACTATGAGAGAAAATACTACAACCGGTAACATGGAAATATATACTGGCGCTAAAGGTTGGAGAGCTTTACAACAAACTGGGCAAGATGCAGGTGTGGTAGCATCAAATGGTTTTGGTACAGCATTATATACTGGAAATGGAGGAGCAGATAATATAAATTTAAATTTTCAACCCGATTTAATTTGGATAAAAGGTAGAGATACAAACGGAAAATTTAATGCTGTATATGATTCTGTAAGAGGTGCTACAAATATGATTTCAACTAACTCAACAGATTATGGTAGTTGGAATCCTTATGGAAGTGTAACGCCTACTGCTAGCGGTTTTGAAATAGGTTCAGCTTCTGCTGGTGATGTAAATGCTAGTGGAGAAGAATATGTTTCGTGGTCATGGAAAGCTGGTGGAAATTCTAATACTTTTAATATAGATGGTGTAGGTTATGCAACAGCTGCTGCAGCAGGAATGAATGCAGGTAGTATTTCACCTAATGCATGTTCAGTTAGCACAGAGTATGGGTTTTCTATTACTAAGTATGACTCTGGAATTTGTGGTACATCAAATCCTCCCTGTTTTAATTGGTCTCATGGTTTAAATCAAGAACCTGATTTTGTAACAAATAAAATGCTTAATTATAGTTATGGATGGGATAGTATATTTAAACCAGCAGGTTATAGTGGAGGTTCAAATACCGGTGGTTGGCAATATCTTCAATTAAATACCACCGCAGCAATGGCTTCTAGTCCTCATTACTCCGCAGATAGTACATTAATATATGAAACTATGAGTTCTGGTGCTAGTTATCCTTTAGTTACATATGCTTGGCATTCAGTTCCAGGTTATTCACTAATAGGAAGTTATACTGGAACAGGTAGTGCTACTGACTCACCGAAAATTTATACAGGCTTTGAACCGGCATGGTTAATGACAAAACCGGTTTCTACAACTGGATGGTGGTATATATTTGATAATAAAAGAAGTACGAACAATCCAAGAGATATAATATTAGGTGCTAATTCATCTGATTCAGAATATACTAGTTCTAATTATGATGTTAATTTTTATAACGATGGTTTTCAATATAGAAATAGTACTATATGTTGTAATGATGCTGGGGTTGAATATTTATTCATGTGTTTTGCATCTTAAATAATAAAATATGGCGATAACAAAAGTAATTAACGATCTTGCCGATTTAAATCAATTAGGTTCTACCAACGCTTTAAAAGGATGTGCTGGTACAACTGCTCAGCAACCAGTAGTTTCTTCATCTATTGAATATGTAATCGTTGGAGGAGGCGGTGGAGGTGGTACTAATGGTTCAGCTACCGGTGATGGTCTTGGTGGTGGTGGTGCTGGGGGTTATGTTACGGGTACAACTACAGTTTATCATGGAACACCTACTGTTCTTACCGTAGGAGATGGTGGTAACGGTGGTACAACAACTAATGGTTATGATGGAATAAACGGTGATGATTCCGGGTTTAATGGTATTAGAGCTATCGGTGGCGGTGGCGGTGGTGCTGGAACAGGGTTTGGTATAGATGGAGGTTCTGGTGGTGGAGGTGGAAGAAATGGCGGTGCTGCAGGAAGTTCTTTAAATAGTCAAGGAAATGCTGGTGGAACTGGCGGAACTGGAAGTACATATTATAATTCTACTGGTGCTGGTGGTGGTGGTAGTGGTGAACCATTCTTAGACACTAATGGAACGGGTGGTAACGGAGCAAATAGTCCCTCAGGTAATGGTGGATCTGGAGGTTCTGGTACAAATATAAATGGATTTATAGATTATACTAATGCAACCACAGCAGGTATAGGGGATATATCGGGAACTGATGTATATATTTCTGGTGGTGGCGGTGGTGGTGCTTATAGTGGTACTAAAGGAACTGGAGGAGATGGCGGTGGCGGTGCTGGTGGTCAATCAGGAACTACTGCTACAAGTGGAAGTGATAATACTGGTGGTGGCGGTGGTGGAGATGGTAATGCTGAATCGCTTGGTGGAGGTGGAGGATCTGGTGTTGTAATTTTACAATATGATAATAACGAAGTAACTGGATATACAATTACAGGGTCATTAGTTGGAGGTGTAAATACCGCGGATAATTCTGCTGTCGTAGATTTTCCCGCAGGAGCAGGATGCCAAGCTTTATATCAATTTGAGAATAATACAAATGATTCAAGTAGTAATAGCTATAATCCAACTTCTGAGGCTAATACAAGTTTTCCAACATCATCTCCTGCTCCAAAATTTGGTACTTATTCTTTATCTCTTAATGGTTCAACTACTTATGTTAATGGCATTCCCTCAGGATTAACGACTAAAATAAGGACAGCTGGACAATTTAGTATTTCTGTCTGGATAAATCCAAAAACTAGACCATCGGGAAGTGGATATTCTGGAGGAGATAACTTTATTAAGCTTCTAGATGATATTTATCTATCAATTTTTCTTGATAAAGAGTTAACATTAAATTATTCGGTAATTCCTAGTCCAGGCGTATATATTGAATCTCCACAAACTACGTCTGTAAGAAGAATTAATTTAAATGAATGGTCTCATATATGTCTTACAGGAAGTGCTACTAATGGTATAAAGTTTTATATAAACGGACAACAAGAAACATATAATCCTTCTTGGCCTGGAACATTTATTACTTATACTGATAGTAACTATAAAACTAACGGTCTTACGGCTAATTATCCTAGTTTGCCAGGAAATCCTACTAAAGTATTAGATGGTAATTTAGATAATCTTAGAGTTTATGATAATGAACTAACAGCTTCACAAGTGTTAGAACTTACTAACACTAATTTAACAACTAAATTTGTAGACAGTCCAACTGTTGGTACTGATACATTAGTATTTAAAGGAGGAACAGGAAATATATCCTTTGAAAATAGTGGACCTCCAGGAGGAGAAATAGGTATGTTAAGGTACAATAGTACTTTAGGTCAAATGGAACATTTTAATTCCGGTGGTTGGAAAGATTTTACTGATTGCACAACTTCTGTATGTAATTATCCTACTACAGCTCGATGTTTATACACATTTGACGGAAATATTATAGATTCGTGTGGAAATACAACACCTGATCTTATTCAAAATATTTATTATAATTCCACAGGAAAATTTGATCAACGAGGATGGACTGCACTTGGAACATCCAGTTCTTTAGGTTATAGTAAACTTGGTTGGTCTTCCGGATTAGGAGTTAATTATAATACTTCAGATTTTAGTATTTCTTTATGGTTAAAACAAGATTCTTATGCAAGTTATAGTGCGTGTAGTAGTAATCCTTTATGTTATGGATATATATGGTCAGGATGGTCAAATTCATATTGGACATTAGCTACAGATCACCAACTCGCAGGTAATACAATAGCATGGAAAAGTTGGGGACCTGGAGCAGGACAAATTCAAACAGCTGAAAGTGGAATAGTAGATTTAAATACGTGGTATCATATTGTAGCTACAAGAAGTACAACAGATGGTATCCAATTATGGTTAAATAATCAACTAGTTGCTAGTGTAAGTGGATCATTTACCGCAGGAACAGCGTCGGTTTATGATATGATGGGAGGGTATGGAGATACAGGTTATACTAGACAAGGATTGAATGGGTCGATTAGTCAATTTAGACTTTTTGAATCTGTATTAACTTCAACTCAGATATCACAATTATATAATGAAATTTCATGTCCTTAATTAATATAATATGTCACTAACAAAGATAACAACACCAGAACTTTTAGATTTTCCAAATGACACTACAACAAGTATTAATACATCTGGTACTGTAATACCTACAGGCTATATAGCTTCATGTACATTTCCGGATACTGCTAGTAATGTAGCTTTATATACTATGTTTCTTTCGGGTAATGATTCATGTAGTGGTTCATTAAATTTAACAAATAATAATGGGGTACCATTTGTTGCTAATTCGCCTTTTGGTGGTGTATCCTTTTCTGCTGATTTTGATCCCGCAGCATCTCCTAGTGAATATTTAAGTATTACATCTGGTTTAGGATCCGTACAAGACAGAACTAGATCTTTATGGATTTACTTAGACGCTATACCTAGTGTTTTTGCAACAGTTTTATATATTGGTTATGCTGGACTTCCTAATCAAAACTATGAAGTGTTAAGCGTTAGTTCTGCTACTACAGGACACGTAAGATTTCAATCAAGATATAGTACTAGTACTGATGCTGCTATAGAAAGTTTAAGCGCATTAAGTACAAGTACTTGGTATCATGTTGCTTGGGTTTATCAAGGTGCTTCAATTTATTTATATATAGATGGAGTTTTACAAGGTTCTACAACAAACACTGTAACAGATACTAGTAGTTATCCCGCTTTTTTTGGGGCTTGGCACGACGGAGATACTCAATTTGATGGACAAATAGCTCAAGCGAGGTTTTATAATCAAGCTTTAACTAGCGATCAGATAGTTGATTTATATAATGAAACTAAAACTATAGATTATAGGCCTACAACTAGTTTAAATGCAGGTGAATTTAGATATAATGAACAATTAGGGTATGTAGAATACTATGATGGTAGTATTTGGCGCCAAATAGCAGATGAATATATAACTGGTCAACCTACTACTTGTATATGTAACTATCCTACTCAAGGAGTTTCCTTGTATGAATTTCAAGATAATGCTAATGATGTTTGCGGATTTTATCCTTTAACAGAAGTTGGAAGTCCTTCATATGTAACTGGTAAATTTGGTAAAGCAATACAGTTTAATGGAACTTCTCAAGGCGTTACAAGTACATCTGCAGTAATTCCTAATCCAGCAACAACTATTTCCTTGTGGTATAATGGAAACGGTACAGCTTTAACTGAATTTTATATTATTGGAGCAGGTGTTGGTGGTGGAAGTTATGGGCTTGATATACATTATTATGATTCAGGTTTTTGGGCTGGGGTGGTAGATGGAGGTAGTTTTGAAGGAGTTGGTGGTGGAGTAACTACAGTTAATACAAGTACTTGGTATCATCTGGCTTTAACATGGGATGGATCAACAACAACAAATTCTCTGAAACTTTATTTAAATGGTGCTTTAGAAACTAATATTACTCCTACTGTTGCAGCTTCTAGTCTTACTTATAGTTCTTTTGGAATTGGAAAAACCGCAACAGCAACTTATGCCCCCGGAATAGTAGATCAAGTAAGAATATTTGATAGTGTTCTTACGCCTACGCAAATAACAGAATTATATAATGAAGTAATATGTAATTAAAAATTCACTTAAAAACCAAGAAAAACAAGTAACTATATATTTATAAACCTAATGTCAAACAATTAAAACCAAAACCAATGACACTATTTTACCAGACTCATTCGTGGAGTAGTCAACCACAAATTTCAGAAAAAACCCAAAACCTTTGGAAGCATATTGCTCAAAAGAAAAATTGGCGGATAACCCAATTACCTAATGGTTTTTATCAAACTGAATACCAAGATCCCGAAGCTCAAGAGTGGATGGATGTAACCCGTAGAGAAACACTTGAAGGTGCTGAAGAAGCTGTAATAGCTTCTGTAAAGCATTACGAGAAAAAAATAGAGTTCTTAAACGGTCCAAAAGTCGTTAAGACCTTTAAATAAAATAAATCAAATCAAATTTAATCTAATATGTCAGACTTAATAGTCAAAAATCTTAATTTTGGGCAAGAAGCCCAAAGTCAAGTATTTAAAGGAATCGATAAACTCACACAAGCTGTTAGCTCTACTTTAGGGGCTAGTGGCAAGTGTGTTTTACTAGAAGATGATAAAGGAACTCCTGTTATTACTAAAGATGGTGTTACTGTTGCTAATTCAATTGTTTTATTAGATCCTGTAGAAAATATGGGGGCTACTCTTTTAAAAGAAGCAGCAAGAAAAACAGTTTCCGAAGCAGGTGATGGCACTACAACAGCAACAATACTTGCTCATGCTATATTAGAAGAAGCTAAAGATATTAATATTAATTCAAGAGAATTAAAAGAAGGTATTCAAAGTGCTGTTAAAAAAGTAATTAAATATTTAGAAAAAATAGCTATTCCAGTAAAAGGAGATATGATTGATCAAATAGCTACAATTTCAACTAATAATGATGCTAAGCTAGGAAAAATTATCGGGGATGCATTTAGATCTGTTGGTGAAACAGGCGTAGTAATGATGGAACATTCTTCCTTACCGGAAACAGAAGTTGAATTAGTTGACGGTGTACAATATGAAAAAGGATTGACAAATCCGCATTTTATTACTAATAAAGCAAAAAAGACCGCAGAACTAGAAAACCCCGCAGTATTACTTATAGAATCTCCAGTAGAAAATATAAGACAAATTCAATCAGTATTAGAGTATGTTATAAAGAATAATACACCTTTACTTATAATAGCAGATGTAGAAGCTCCTGTTATGGCTACACTTGCTATGAACAAAACAAAGGGTAATATAAAAATAAATATTATAAATGCCCCTACATTTGGAGTTAACAAAAGAGAAACTTTAGATGATTTAGCAATGCTTACCGGGGCTACTGTCATAAATGAAGATCTTGGTGATGATATGGATTTAATACAACCTGAATTATTAGGTAGTTGTTTAAAATCTATAACTGATGAAAAAGATACGATTTTACAAGTTGAAGAGCAGAGTGAAACGGTTTTAAATACAATAGAAACTGTTAAAGAAGAATTAGCCAATAAACCTAATCCAGCTCATTTAATAAGACTTGAGAAAAGATTAGCTAGATTATCAGCAAAAATTGCAATAGTAAAAGTTGGGGCAAATTCTGATATAGAACTAAAAGAAAAATCGGATAGAATAGAAGATGCTATTTGTGCGACAAAAGCCGCTATAAAAGAAGGAATTGTTCCAGGAGGTGGAATAGCGTTATTAAACGCGGCAACTAATATAAAAGAAAATAATAAAGCAGAAGAAGTATTAACAAAAGCAATTTTATCACCGTTTACAACTATTTTAGATAATGCGGGTATTAAAGTTAAACTTCCTACTGAAACAGGAATTGGGATAAATGTAGTAAGCGGTAAAGAAGTAAATATGCAAAAGGCTGGTATTATTGATCCATTACTGGTTACTAAAAGTGCCCTTATAAACGCCGCTTCAGTAGCTACTACAATATTGTCGACAGATTGTGTAATCAATAATTTAAGAATTGATGAAAGCAATAGGAAATAATATTATTATAAAACCTGAAAAAGTATCTACACAAAAAACTAAAGGTGGATTGCTTATAATAGAAAAAGATAGAGAAGATATTAGATATCAACAAGGAACGATTGTTTCAGTAAGTAATGAAATAAAATTTCTTAAAGAAAAAGACGTAATATTTTACGATAAGCATGCTGGGCATGGAATTGAATTTAATAAAGAAAAATTTACTATAATTAAAATACAAGATGTTGTTGTGGTTTTATGAGAAAATTAAACGCAGCAGATATAAAAAAATTAAATTTATTAAAACATTATCGATTAATAAGAAAGTGGGCTTGTAGAAATAATAATTTAAATGATGCCGATTTAGAATTACTTATTTATTTTGATTGTATGGAGTTATTTACTAAGCAAGACTTTAAAGTCGGTACTTATGCATATAGTTGGGACAACAGACGCTGGAACAAAATGATAAAAAACAACTGGATTGTGGTTTGGAGAAATCGAAACAGAACAAGTCAAAAGTATAATATCTATAAAGTTTCTTTCAAGTGTAAACAACTAATTGCTAGAATGTACCGAATTATGCTAGGAGAAGAAGATGTTCCCACAAGTAAAAGAAGAAATTCAATTATGCATGGAAAAACTTATACAGATAAAGTTTTAATAACAGCTATTAAAAATGTTAACAAAGATAAAAATAGATATGAATAAAAGTCCATTAAATCATAACCAACCCAGAGGTAATAATAATCCCAATGCTTTAAACAACGTACGAACTTTAGCTAAAAAAGGAGGTATACATGGTGCGGCAAGAAGAATTCGAGCTTTACAACAAAGTGGAGGTGATGCTATTAATAATGCAAATGCAATGCAAAATGAGGCTTTAAATAATGTAGAAAACACTGGTGTAGTTAATCCTATTGATATACAAAAAAATCAAGTAGCTGAAGCAAGTGGTTTAACAGCTTTAACAGAAGGACCGGCAAGTGCAGGGTCATCAATTATTCCACAAAAACCAGGCACTTTAGCTGATCAACAATATAATACTATCTTAGGAGGTTTAGGTAGTAATTCAAGTTTTGCAAATAAAAGTCCATTAAAATTAGCTGAGGTTAATTCTAAAGATTTTAGTGAATATGGAGGTTCTTATAGTCAAGGAGGAGATCAAGGAGTTTTTTCCCCTGATAGTGATAACGATGGTATTAGTGATGATACAGAAGCTGTTGTAGATACGGCTAATTCTTTATCTCAAAATGCTTATAATATAATATCTAGTGCGCAAAATAATAAAGGAAAAGAAAAAACCACTAGAAAACAACGTATTCAATCAAAAATAGATTCAACTGATAATCCTGCTAAGAAAGAAAGAATGAAAGGAAGATTAGAGAGAATTAATATGAGACAAGAAGGAAGAGCTGCTAGGGGTGAGAAAAAAAATGAACTTAAAGGTAAGTTTGTACAAGGTATACAGGATTTTAAAAATAAACTCTGGGACGTTGAAGTAAATGATGAAACTGAAGAAATACATCAACGTGATTTAAATAAAAGCTTGGGTAAAATATAATATTAAAGAACAATAACATGAAAAGTAATTCACCATTTTTAAAAAAGACTATTTCAGAAATAAGGGAAGAACCAGGTATGTCAAATGCTGGTAAATATCCTAATGTAAAAAAATCAGATTTTTGTGGTCCTAAAGGAACATATCCTGTTAATACAGTAGAAAGAGCAAAATCAGCACTTAAATTAGCTCATAATGCTAAAAATCCTGGAAAAGTTAAAGCTTGTGTATACAGAAAGTATCCAGAGCTAAAAGATGACTAATGAGTAGTTATCTAATTGCTGGTATAATTATATTTTTATTTATAATTATATTAGAGAATGCACTATAACAATAAAAAAAATCATCATGCACGAAGATAAAGCATATAATAAAGCAAGTAAACAAAAAAAAGTTGGTATTGTTGGAGAATCTCATATATGGGATGGTCCTTTAAACCAAGTAGGAAGAATCCATCAAGTTGGATCTAGTTCAGGTATAAAAGGTATGCAAGTATCTAAATACCCAAACTCTAAAGTGGATATGCAAGTAAAATATCCAATTACCGCTATTGCGCAAGGTAAAAAAATATAAAAACAAGTAATAAATCATTATAAGTATTAATATGGAAAAAGGACATTTTGGAGAATATTCTGGCAACGCTAGACATTCTCGTACACCAGTAACTAAACATAATGTACATGCTGCAGAACGAGATGATGCTGCACATATAGATTATCTTAAAAGAGATGTTCTTTGGGATGATAAGCATGGACATAGTGATATCGATATGACAGCTGATGAAAAACATATATCTAAATTAGCTGGAGATATGAAATACGACAAAAAACATCATTCACCTTTACATAAGGAAGGAGACTGGAGAAAAGACCTTAAGAAAAAACAAGTAGGGACAAATCCTGATGGTACAAAATATAAAATTAAGGACTAATAAAACAGAATAGAACTGTATAAATCTAACCAAAACAAAACCAATAACAACAACAAAAACAATAACAAAAAATGGCAAAATTTATAAAATTTAACATTACTGCAACTGATGTTGCAAATGCACCTAAATCTGTACTTATCCCTTTGGATGATATTACAGGAGTAGTTGTACAAGCTAATAATGTATTAGACATTCACTGTGTTGGAGCTCACGCGGCTACTCAATTATGGAAATGTACTCCTACAACTGATCAAGGAGGTTCTGCTGCACCAACTATTACTGACGGAGATTCAGTTTATGATGCACTTATATCAGCTATGACAGCTAACCCAGGTGGTGTTGCTTCAAGTGTAATTTTAGGAAAAGATCAAGCAGCTACTCCAGTTCAAATGTATTGGAGATCTGTAGCATTTACTGCATAATAATTAGTTGATGAAATCACGAGGATTAGGCGATTCTATTGAAAAGTTTACTACTAAAACAGGTATTAAGACCATCGTGGATTCGGTCTCCGAAGGTCTTAATATTCCTTGTGGATGTCAACAAAGAAAAGATGCACTAAATAAAATGTTTCCATATTCAACAAAAAAATAATGGCTTTTAAACTAAATACTCCTCCTTACGTAGCAACAGCTCCAGTTCATGAGATTGATATGGAAGATGGTGTACTTGGTAAAGCTGATAAAAATGGAAACATATTAATTAATAATAAAATAACAGATTCTAAACAAAGACAAGAAGTTATTAATCATGAACAAGTTCATATTAATGATATTCAATCTGGTCTTTTATATTATGATGATGAAAACGTATATAGTCGTAAATCAGTAAATGATAAATGGCAAATTCATTCTCGAGCTAATATGAAAGAAGGTAGTAAGTCTTTGAGTTGGGAGAAAAAAGCACATAAACATTCATAAAAAACAAATAAAATGGGAAAAGGTAAAAAAATGGCTGGTGGTTCATTCATGAGTAAACATGCTAAAAATCTATTGAACTATATGCCTATTGATGACAGAGCTGGTTCAGGTTCAGATTCAGATTTAAATTATAATGGTAGTCCGTTACATGATAAAGGGCATGGGGGCGCAGAAGGTCATACACACTCTACTATGTCAAATGTAAAAAATTATATTCAAAATAGTTCATTTAATAATTTTAGAATAAAAGGTGGAGGAGACTTACAAAGTCAAAGACGCCCTGCAAACACAAAACCTTTTGGAGAAAGTCGACAACAAAAATTCAACAGAGAAGAAACGCGAAAAAAGAATTTAGCTCGTAAAGCTGAAATAAATGCTTTAAAAAAAGGATAAAAATAAATGAGTAAAAAAAAAGCCTTTAAAGATACAGGTGTAGGTAAATTTCTTATTGAAAAAGCACCTAATATCTTAGGTATTGTTGGAGATGCAATATTACCAGGTAACGTTATTTCAGAATTAATAACAGGTAATAAAGATTTATCTACTGAAGATAAAGAAGTTGCTTTACAAAAACTAACAATAGAAAGGGCTGAAATTGATGGAACAACAAGGCGGTGGGTCGCGGATGCTCGTTCAGGGGCGTGGCTTGCTGCTAATGTTCGTCCATTAACTTTAATATTTTTAACAATTAGTTACGTAGTAGGATGGTATTTACACTATCCACTTGACTCTATAACTGGACTTCTTTCTATAGTAATAGGAGGTTATTTTGGTTCTCGTGGAGTTGAAAAAGTATTCGGAAACAATAAACATAAATAAATAAAAATGGGATTTTATCAAAAAAATTTAAGCGATGGGTCTACTCATGCTGTAGCAATTGAAACGGTTGCTACATTAAGGGCTCCTGGAGCTTCAGCAGATGGTATACCTGTAGGGCAATTTACAGATACTACTGCAAATATAGCTGCAACCGCTCAAGTTGTTACGGCATATGCTTCTGGAGGTACTTTTTTAGGTTCAGCTGCTAATGTTCAAAATAAACAATGGGGTGCATATTATACTATTGAAGCAGATGGTACAGGAGCTATAACAAAAGTAAGAGTTGTACAAACACGACCTGATGGATTAAATCAAGGAGCTGCACCAGGTGCACCTGCTAATCCAGGAGCTGGTCCAAATATGGCGGTTGCTACACAAACAATTATTTTTAGCGCATCAGATTTAAATACAGCTTTTGGCCAAACTAATATAACAGGTACATTAGAAATAGCTTTAGCTGGTACTGATCTTCAAGCACCAACAACCGGTGCTGATGCTGGTACAAACGCAATATATGAAGCAGACCCGGGTTATAGTGGTTTTGGATTATATGTAGGCGGTACAGGTGATATTAAATTAGAATTTGCTGCTGCTCCACCAAATCAAACAGTAACAATACAAAGTATTCCAGCAGGAACTACTTTAAATATGCTAGTAAGAAAAGTATACACAAATGATGGTACTACAACTGCATCAGAAATGGTTGCATTATATTAATAATTAAATTAAATTAAATTAACTCTAATGAAAAAAGAAGAAAAAGAATTAAAAGTTACAGAAGAACAACTATCAAAAATTAAACAATCACAAGAAGATATTGCTACATTATTAAGAGATGTAGGGTTTTTAGAAACACAAAAACACGCTATATTACATAAATATGCAGGTGTAGTACAGGATTCAGAAAACTACAAAGCAGAATTAGAAAAAGAATATGGTGCAATAAATGTTAATCTTGAAGATGGTAGTTATACTATAATAAAGACTGAAGATAAAGATAAAGATAGTGAGTAACATTATAAGAAAAATCAGTGTTGGACCTGATTATAAAAATGATGCTATGCACTATGCCGTAGGGCAACAAGTGTATGGTGGTCATACTATTTCTCATATTTTAAATAATGAAGAAGAACAATCTTATAATATTTTTATTAAAAAAGATAATGAAGTTTTGCCTTGGAAAAAATTTAATTCTAATATGGCTATTTCAGTAGAATATGATTTAGAATATTAATGAATAGTATTTATCAATTTATTATAAAACCTATTGGTGAAAGATATAAAAATAAAATAAACATAGAAGGAAAAGAACTTTTAGTAAATACTAGTATATCTAATCATAAATTTATAAATAGAGAAGCTGAAGTAATAAGTATTCCACTTAATTATAAAGGTAATATAATAAAAGGAGATAAAGTTATAGTTCATCATAATTTATTTAGAAGATATTATAATGTAAAAGGTAAATCAGTAAATAGTAGTAAGTATTTTAAAGATGAATTATATTTTGCTATACCTTCTCAAATATATTTATATAATAAAAATAATGAATGGTGCACACATGAAAATTTTTGTTTTGTTAAACCAATTATAAAAAATAGTAAGTTTAAGAAAGAAAAATTACAAAAGCATAAAGGAATACTAAAATTTGGTAATAATACCTTAGAGGCACTTCAAATTACTCCTGGGGATGTAGTAGGGTTTAAACCCAATAGAGAGTTTGAGTTTATTATAAATAATGAACTTTTATATTGTATGGAATCTAATGATATTGTAATTAAATATGAACACGAAACAAACCAAGAAGAGTATAATCCAAGCTGGGCAAAAAGCTGTTGAAGAATTAATTAAAGTAGCTAAAGAAAAAATAGTTGATTCAGAAGATGATGTTTCAGCTGATAGATTAAAAAATGCTGCAGCTACAAAAAAATTAGCTATTTTTGATGCTTTTGAGATTTTAACACGTATAGAAGAGGAAGAAAATATGTTAAAAGAAATAAAAGATGAAAACCGCGGAAATAATTTTAAAGGTTTTGCAGAAGGTAGATCAAAATGATATATAATCAAACTTTATTTAAAGTATTACCTAACTATATTAGGTCAAGTATAATAAAAAGAAACAATAGATATAAAAAGTGGAAATATGGGTACGATCAAGAACATGATATCGTGGTTATTAGTAAAACTGGGAAAATTGGTGAAATATATCAAATACAAAATCTCACAATTGCTTTACCATTAGAAGAAAATACATACAAAAGATCTAAAAAGAAAGATGAACAATATTGGGAAGTATTTGAATATCCTAAAATATTATCAAAACTAAAAACAGTTTTTGATTGGAATAATACTTCTCTAGATTTTAAAAACAAATGGTATGATTATATTGATGAAGAATTTAAAAGACGTGAAGAAGGTTTTTGGTTTTATAACCAAGGCAGTAGCACTTATCTTACTGGTTCTCATTATATGTACTTGCAGTGGACCAAGATTGATGTTGGGAAACCAGACTTTCGAGAGTCCAATAGACTTTTCTTTATTTTTTGGGAAGCGTGTAAAGCCGATAACCGGTGTTACGGAATGTGCTACCTTAAGAACCGTAGATCTGGATTTTCTTTCATGGCATCCTCAGAATTGGTACACCAAGCCACTATATCCTCGGATTCACGATATGGAATATTATCTAAAACTGGAGCTGATGCGAAGAAAATGTTTACTGACAAAGTGGTACCAATATCAGTTAACTATCCCTTCTTTTTCAAACCAATCCAGGACGGTATGGATCGCCCCAAGACGGAACTCGCGTATAGAGTCCCTGCCTCGAAACTTACCAGAAAAAAGTTGGACCAGAATAGTCAAATCGAAGACATCCAGGGGTTGGATACAACCATCGATTGGAAGAACACGGGGGACAACTCCTACGATGGGGAGAAGTTACAAGTCCTTGCCCACGACGAATCAGGGAAATGGGAGAGGCCGGATAATATCCTCAACAACTGGAGAGTCACGAAAACGACGTTAAGATTAGGAAGTAGAATAGTAGGAAAATGTATGATGGGTTCTACTTCAAACGCTTTAGATAAAGGAGGAGATAATTTTAAAAAATTATATGAAGCTTCAGACGTTACAAAACGAAACCGCAACGGACAGACTAATTCAGGACTTTATAATTTGTTCATTCCTATGGAATGGAACTACGAAGGATACATTGATTCTTATGGCGTACCTGTCTTCGAAACTCCAAAAAAAGCGGTTAAAAGTATTGATGGATCCCAAATTAACATCGGAGTTATCTCACATTGGGAAAATGAAGTAGAAGGTTTAAAAACTGATCAAGATAGTTTAAATGAATTTTATAGACAATTTCCCAGAACTGAAAAACATGCCTTTAGAGATGAGGCTAAACAGTCTCTTTTTAATCTTACTAAAATATACGAGCAGATAGATTATAATGAAGATTTAAAACACTCTAATGTTTTAACACGTGGAGGTTTTCAATGGGAAAATGCAATAAAAGATACTAGAGTTGTTTTTGTACCTCATAAAACTGGGAGATTTTTAGTTAGTTGGGTTCCTCCTGCCCGTTTACAAAATAGATATATAATAAAAAATGGAATACGGTTTCCTGGTAATCCGGACTGTGGGGCTTTTGGTTGTGATCCATACGATATTTCAGGAACAGTAGATGGAAGAGGTTCAAAAGGATCTTTGCATGGTTTAAGTAAATTTACTATGGAAGACATTCCTCCTAATATGTTTTTTTTAGAATACATTGCACGACCTCAAACTGCAGAAATATTTTTTGAAGATGTGTTAATGGCTTTAGTTTTTTATGGAATGCCATTACTTGCAGAAAATAATAAACCAAGATTATTATATTATTTAAAACGTAGAGGATATCGGGGATATTCTATGAATAGACCAGATAGAATTTATAATAAATTATCTGTTGCGGAAAGAGAAATAGGTGGTATACCTAATTCAAGTGAAGATATAAAACAAGCTCACGCCGCTGCTATAGAAGATTATATAGAAAATTATATAGGATATACAGAAGATAGATATGGTGATATGTATTTTCAGAAAACTTTAGAAGATTGGGCAAGTTTTAATATTAATAACAGAACTAAGCATGATGCGGCAATAAGTTCAGGTTTAGCAATTATGGCTTGTAATAAAAACAGATATACACCAGTAGTGAATAGAACAATAACACAAGTTCCTTTAGGTTTTAAAAAATACGATAATAAAGGGGTAAATTCAAAAATTCTAAAATAGATGGTTAAGATTAACTACAATAGTGCTTTCCCAGATCAGGTGGTACCTGAAGAAGAGAAAAAATCTAAAGAATATGGTTTACAAGTAGCACAAGCCATTGAAGGAGAGTGGTTTAAAAATTCAAGTGGCAGAAATAGATTTATTAATAATTTTCAAAATTTTAATAGATTAAGATTATATGCTCGTGGAGAACAACCTGTTCAAAAATACAAAGATGAATTAGCTATAAATGGTGATTTATCATATTTAAATTTAGATTGGAAACCCGTACCTATTCTTTCTAAATTTGTAGATATAGTAGTTAATGGTATGACTGATAAAGGTTATAAAGTTAACTCCTTTGCAACAGACCCTTTTGCAATGAAACAAAGAACACATTACGCATCAACTGCATTAAGAGATATTCAAAGTAAAGCTGAAATAGATGCCTTAGCTCAAGCCACTGGTCGTAATTTTTATTCTTCTCCAAATCCACAGTCATTACCAGACAACCCAGAGGAATTAGATCTTTATATGCAATTAGATTATAAACAGAGTGTAGAAATTGCAGAAGAAGAGGTTATAAATAATGTATTAGATTTTAATAAATACGAAGAAACAAAAAAAAGAATAGCCTACGATTTAACTGTTTTAGGTATTGGATGTGTAAAAACTAATTTTAATTTAGCAGAAGGAATTACAGTAGATTATGTAGATCCAGCTAATATAGTTTATTCATATACAGATGATCCAAACTTTGAAGATATTTATTATGTAGGGGAAGTAAAAAATATGTCATTATCCGAAGTTAAAAGACAGTTTCCTTACTTAACAGATAGTGATTTAGAAGAAATACAAAAATATCCAGGAAGAAATTCATATGTAAATAACACTTGGTGGGGACAAGAAGCACAAGATCAAGTTCAAGTTTTGTTTTTTGAATATAAAACATATCAAAATCAAGTATTTAAAATAAAAGAAACTGATCAAGGATTACAAAAAACTTTAGAAAAACCCGATACTTTCAATCCTCCTGAAAATGATAATTTTGAAAGAGTAAGTAGAGCAATAGAAGTATTATATAGTGGGGCTAAAGTTTTAGGATTGGGAGGAAATTTATTGCAATGGGAATTAAGTGCTAATATGACTAGGCCGTTTAGCGATACTACAAAAGTTAATATGAATTATGCAATAAGTTCTCCTAGAATGTATCAAGGAAGAATTGAATCTATTGTAAGTAAGTGTGTTGGATTTGCTGATATGATACAATTAACACATTTAAAATTACAACAAGTACTTGCTAGATTAGTACCAGATGGAGTTTATTTAGATGTAGATGGTTTAGCAGAAGTAGATCTTGGAAATGGAACTAATTATAATCCAGCTGAAGCATTAAACATGTATTTTCAAACTGGTAGTATAGTAGGAAGATCTTTAACACAAGATGGGGAATTAAACAGAGGTAAAGTACCTGTACAAGAGCTACAAAGTTCATCTGGAATTTCTAAGATACAATCGATGATCCAAACATATCAATATTATCTACAAATGATTAGAGATGTTACGGGACTAAACGAAGCTAGAGATGGTAGCACTCCGGCAAAAGACTCTTTGGTAGGTCTTCAAAAACTTGCTGCCGCTAATTCAAATACAGCAACAAAACACGTTCTTCAGTCTCTTATGTATCTAACTGTTCGTGCGTGTGAGAATATAGCATTAAGAGTATCTGATATGTTGCAGTTTCCTTTAACAAAGAATAGTTTATTAAACAGCATTAACACATTTAATGTTAACACTTTAAAGGAACTAGAACATTTGCACTTGCATGATTTTGGTATATTTTTAGAATTAGAACCAGAAGAAGAAGAAAAAGCTGAATTAGAAAAAACAATTCAAATAGCTTTACAAGCAGGTAATATAGGATTAGAAGATGCAATAGATATAAGAGAAATTCAAAACATCAAACTTGCTAATCAACTTTTAAAAAATAGACAAAAGAAAAAACAAGAAGCAGAAAGAGCTGCTCAACTAGAGAATATTGAAGCACAAGCCGCTGCAAATGCAGAGGCCGCTGAAAAGGCAGCTTTATCTGACGTACAAAAACAACAAGCAATTGCACAAACTGAAGTACAAATAGAACAAGCAAAGTCGCAATTTGAAATTGAAAGGATGGAGCAAGAGGCAATTATAAAGAAACAATTAATGGCAGAAGAATTTAATTATGATATGCAATTAGCTCAAATTCAGGCTCAATCACAACAACAAAAAGAAGCTGCTATAGAAGATCGTAAAGATAAACGAATAAAAATACAAGGTACACAACAAAGTGAACTTATAGATCAACGTCAAAATGATTTATTACCTAAAGATTTTGAATCTACTGGTAGTGATAGTTTAGTGGGTTTTGGATTATAAAACAAAATTCCTAGCTAATATTTATTATTAATTTTATATTATTTTATTATGTCAAAAAAAGAAGAAGAAACAATAAAAGAAAAAGTATTGGAAACAGTACAAAAATCTAAAACCGCTGCAGAAACTAATAGCAATGAACCAGCTAAGGAAGAAGGTAGTTTTAAAATAAAAAAGGTTACTAAACCAAAACAACTAGGGGATAATAAAGTTCCTAATCTTATAAAGGTAGATTTATCAAAACCTGCCTCACAAACTAAAAACAAAGAAAAAGATGCCGTTCCTACACAAGAGACAAATGTGGGCGATGCTACTCTCGAAGAGCAAAAAGACAGTGGCGACAGCGAAAAAGTGGTTAGCGAAGTACGGTCCACCGACGAAGAAGTAAAAGAAGAATCAGATTCACCAATAGAAGAAATTAAAAATGAAGACGATAATACTGACACGCCAGGAGTGGCAGGAAGCGATGAAACTACCACTACCACACAAAAACAAGAAGAAATATTACAGGAAGACAAAACACAAGAGCTTCCGGAAAATGTAGAAAATTTAGTAAAATTCATGAAAGAGACGGGAGGAACCGTTGAAGATTATGCTCGTTTAAACGCTGATTATAGCGGAATTAGTAATGATGCATTATTACATGAATATTATAAACAAGCTAAACCTCATTTGAATGCTGAAGAAAGAAACTTTATTATTGAAGATTCATTTCAGTATGATGAAGAGGTGGACGAGGAGCGAGATATAAAAAAGAAAAAACTCGCTTACAAAGAAGAGATAGCTAAAGCCAAAAACTTTTTAGATGATCTTAAAGACAAGTATTATGCCGAAATCAAGTTGAGACCCGGTGTTACTCAAGAACAACAAAAAGCAATGGACTTTTTCAATCGCTATAACGAAAATCAAGAAGTAAATAAAGCTAAGCACGAAAGATTTATATCTGCTACAAAATCTATTCTTAACGAAGATTTCAAAGGTTTTGATTTTAAATTAGGAGACAAAAAATTCAGATATGGAGTAAAAGATCCTTCAAGCTTAGGTGAAAGTCAAAGTGATATATCTAACTTTATTAAGACGTTCTTAAATAAAGAAGGTGAGGTAGAAAATCCTAAAACTTATCATAAAGCTTTATATGCTGCACGAAATGTAGATACTATAGCTAATCATTTTTACGAGCAAGGTAAAACCGACGCAATTAAAGAACAGATAGCAAAATCTAAAAATATTAGTACTGAACCCAGAAAAACAGGTTCAGGAGAAGTATTTGTAGGTGGATTAAAGGTAAAAGCAATTAGTGGCCTTGATTCTTCAAAACTGAGAATAAAAAAGAAAACGTTTAATTAAAAATTAATAAATAAATTATGGGAATTTTAACTCCACAATTTGGTTCAATAGTTCCTGCTCCTAATCAGCAGCTATTAGCCAGTAACTACCTATCTTTTACAGATGGTACAAGTGATTTTGCTCAGCAATATCTACCTGAAATATATGAACAAGAAGTAGAGAGATATGGAAATAGAACTCTATCTGGTTTCTTACGTATGGTAGGTGCTGAAATGCCTTTAACTTCAGATCAAGTTGTTTGGTCAGAACAAAATAGATTACATATTTCTTATGACGGCGTAGCTAATGGTTGCCCTGGTAATTGTGATACTCTTACAATACCTGCTCCAACAGCTCCAGGCGTTACTAGAAATGTAATTTCACCGGGTCAAACTATTGTTGCAATGGATGATGTTGGTAATGAATTAAAATGTGTTGTCTTAACTTCACAAACAGCTACAGGTGTACTTACTGTTGCTCCTTATACAGCTCAAACATTAGCTACTTTAGGTGCGACTGTAAAAATATTTGTATTTGGTTCAGAATTTCAAAAAGGCGCTGCAACAAGTAATGCAGTTGCTGGTTTACAAACAGGGAATTTAGCTAACCAACCACAAATTACTATTACTCCAGCTTTTCAACAATATAACAACTCACCAGTTATTATCAGAAATGTTTATACAATAAACGGATCAGATATGGCTCAAATAGGTTGGGTTGAAGTTGCTACAGAAGATGGAACTACTGGTTATCTATGGTACTTAAAAGCAGAATCTGAAACTAGATTACGATTTGAAGATTATCTTGAAATGGTATGTGTTGAAGGAGAACTTGCTGCAAATATTGGAGCTGGTGATGCATTCGCTGCTGGTTACAAAGGTACTGAAGGTCTTTTTGCTGCTATCTCTTCAAGAGGTAATGTAGAAGTTGGATTTGCTGGCGCTGCTGGTATTGATGATTTTGACGAAATACTTAAAAACCTAGATACTCAAGGTGCTATTGAAGAAAATATGTTGTTCTTACAAAGATCAACTGCATTAGAATTTGATAACATGCTTGCTAATGTATCTTATGGTGCAAACGGTGGTACTGCTTATGGGTTATTTGAAAACTCAGAAGAAATGGCTTTAAATCTTGGATTTAGCGGTTTCAGAAGAGGATCTTATGACTTTTATAAAACTGATTGGAAATACTTAAATGATGCTTCTACAAGAGGTGCTATTTCAGGTACACAATCAATTGAAGGTGTTTTAATACCAGCAGGTACTTCAACAGTTTACGATCAAATTTTAGGTACTAACATCAGACGACCATTCTTACACGTTAGATATAGAGCTTCTCAAACAGAAGACAGACGTATGAAGTCTTGGTTAACTGGATCAGCTGGAGGTGCTTACACTTCTAATCTTGATGCAATGGAAGTCAACTTCCTTTCAGAAAGATGTCTTGTAACTCAAGCTGCTAATAACTTTGTGTTATTTAAAGGTATTTAATCCTGTGAAACCAAAAGGGATTTAATATCAGTAAAGACGGGGCATCTTTATGGTGCTCCGACTCTTTACTTTAACTATTTAATTATATTATATCATGGCAAAAAAAATAAAAAATGAAGAGGTTGTTTTAGAAGAATCTATACAAGTTGAACAACCAAAAAAACCAACAAATACTCCTAATAATACTTGGGAAGCAAAAGATAGAACTTATATATTAGCTGGAAATAAAACTCCATTAACTTATAAAATTCCATCAAGACATACTACTAGACACGCTCTTTTGTGGTATGATCCAAAATCACGAGAGCAAAGAGAAATTAGATATGCTACTAATCAAAACTCTCCTTTCAAAGATGAACAAAAAGGCGAAGCAACTCTAGGACATATAGTGTTTAGAGATGGAGCGTTGCTTGTAAAAAAAGAAGAAGAAGTATTACAAAAAATATTATCTTTATATCATCCTTTAAAAGGTAAAAGATATAGAGAAGTAGATGAAGTTGTACAAGCTCAAGATGAGTTACAAGATTTAGAACTTGAAATAGATGCTTTAAATGCTGCTAGAATTATAGAAATAGATCAAGGTGAAGCAATTTTAAGGGTTGAATCCGGTTCTAAAGTATCGGAGATGAGTTCTAAAGAGATTAAAAGAGATTTATTAGTATTTGCTAAGAAAAACCCTAAACTCTTTTTAGATTTAGCTAATGATGAAAATGTACAACTACGGAACTTTGCTATTAAAGCTGTAGAGGCTGGAATAATAAAACTTAGTTCTGACCAAAAAACATTTTTATGGGCATCTAATAAAAAGAAACTAATGACAGTTCCTTTTGATGAACATCCATATTCTGCTATGGCTCAATTTTTTAAAACCGATGAGGGATTAGAAATATTTAAATCAATAGAGAAAAAACTTTCTTAATATAAATTAATAAGGGAGGCTCTACGCCTCCTTTATTATAATAACACAATACAAATGGCTATAAACGTAAATACGGTATATCAAACTGTTTTACTTATCTTAAACAAAGAGCAAAGAGGATATATTACTCCAACTGAATTTAACAGTTTAGGAACACAAGTACAACGAGAAGTTTTTGAAAAATATTTTGATGATATAAACCAACAACTTCGTATTCCTCAAACTAACACAGACTACGCAGACAGGGTTGAAAATTTAGACGAAAAAATAGCTATTTTTAAAACATTTGGTAACGCTAGTTATGTTACTTTTAATAACCTTTCTTACTGGGTACTTCCTAATGCAACCGCTTATGGCGATGGGGCAACGTTTTATCGTTTAGGTACAGTACTTTATAATAATGAAACTGAGGTCCAACGTCTTGACCGTAAAGATTTTTATCAAATAGATAAATCATTATTAACAAAACCCTCAACTACTTTTCCTGTATATTTATATGAGAATGAAAAACTGTTTATTAAACCTACCACTATTACTACAGCGGGAGATATACAGATAGATTATTTACGTACACCGGTTAACCCAGTGTGGGGATTTACTACAGGTAGTTTAGGTCAATATATATATGAAACCTCAAGTTCTACTGATTTTGAACTTCATATTTCTGAACAAACAAATGTAATTTTACAAGTATTAAAATATGCTGGGGTAATAATAAAAGATCCTGAAATTATACAAGTAGCTGCTCAAGAAGTTGCTATGAATGAACAAAACGAAAAAATATAATAAATCATGCCACAACCCGACGGAGGACTATTAACCGAAACAAATTCGCAATATTACGCAGGATCTCAAGTGTTTATCGCAACGGCTGATCAAACTACCTTTACAGCTACATTTAATACAGATATAAGTTTTGGTAGTTATGATCCTACAGAATCTGAATATAATAATAATAACTTTAGATTATATACTAGTGCTACAGGTGCTCCTGCTTCTTTTACAGAATATATAACTAGCTATACGGTTGTAAATAATGTATTTACTTTACCAGCACAGGCAGATGGTACATATGTAGTAATTCAGCTTTTAAATCAGTATGGAGGAGAATATGGTAATCGCGATGCTTTTGGTAAAGTAGTAGAAAAAAATTACAATAGTTATTCTTATATAAAAGTACAAGATTTGGTTAATAATTTTCTTGTAGCTTATGTAGGAGCAGGTAAGTTAATTCCTAGTGTAAAACGTACAGATGTAATTTTTCACACTAAACGAGCATTACAAGAGTTTAGTTATGATACTCTTAAAAGTATAAAGTCACAAGAGTTAAATATCCCTCCTAGTTTAAGTGTTCCTATTCCACAAGATTATGTAAATTATGTTAACGTGTCTTGGGTAGATGAATCTGGGCAAACACATATTATATTCCCTAATCGGTTAACAACTAATCCATATACTAAACCCGTACAAGACGCTCAAGGAATTCCAACTCAAGATAATCAAGGAAGTGATATTACAGGCACATCCTTAACAGAAGAAAGATATAGAGATCAAAATAATGCTATTTTAAAAGAACTAAGAGACGAAACAACAGGAAGATTAATTTCAGATGGGTTATATGGTTTTTGGGGAAATTACTTATGGGGTTATGGTCAGAGATATGGAATGCAACCAGAGTTTGCTCAAATGAATGGATGGTTTACTATAAATGAAAGAGATGGTAAGTTTTCTTTTTCAAGCGATCTTAAAGATAAGTTAATAGTATTAGAATATATTTCAGATGGATTATCTTATGATCAAGATATGAAGGTACCTAAACTAGCTGAAGACGCTGTATATTCTTATATTAGTCACGCTATATTAGCTAGTAGAATAAATCAACCTGAGTATGTAGTTCAACGTTTACGTAGAGAAAAAAGTGCAAAATTAAGAAACGCAAAAATAAGATTATCAAATATAAAGTCTGATGAATTTATTCAGGTGATGAGAGGTAAATCTAAATGGATTAAATTTTAAATAAATGGCGGAAGTTAAAAATGCTTTTATTAAGTCTAAAATGAATAAAGACCTGGATGCCAGGTTGTTACCCAATGGGGAATATCGTGAAGGAGTTAATATACAAGTAAGTAAGTCAGAAGGTGCCGACGTTGGAGCGTTAGAAAATGTATTAGGAAACAACAAACTGGTTGATTTTACAGCGTTAACTGGTGTCAATGATTTATATACTGTTGGTCTTTATACTGATGAGGTAAACAATAATATTTATGTATTTTTAACTGATTATGACGACACTAAGTTAACTGACTCTAGTGGTAACAATATATATAACAGTCAACTTTTAAATTATTCTCCTACAGCTAACAACTTTGTATATGTATATAACATTGCAACACAAGAACCGATCCAACTACTACAAGGATCGTTTTTAAACTTTTCCATTAATTTTCCTATCCATTCTATTAATTTAGTAGAAAATATATTATTTTGGACAGACAATCGTAATCAACCTAGAAGAATAGAAGTTGACAAAGCTGTTGAAGTTTCCAATTATTACACTACAGAAGATCAAATTTCAGTAGCGTCGTATTCTCCGTTTCAACCTATTGAATTATATTATAAATTTGAAGGATTTTATAAAAATGCTGATGGAACCGTTATTCCAGTTAATGCAAATGGAGGAAAAGGTATAACAAGCGGTATAACAACAGCTGGAGCAACTACTATTTTATTAACATCAAATGGGTTTGCAGGAATAGATATTAGTGGGGCAGGTAATAAAAATTTAGTTGGATCTACCATTATAGCTGCGGATGCTAGTACAGGATTACCTATAGATCCATCACCAATCCCTGTTAATACAGTATTATTAAGTTATACTCCTACTACTATTGAACTAGGAGATGCTTCTGGGGCTACAGTTGCAACAACAATTGATATTCCTGATGGTTCTATAATATATTTTAATTATAATAGTTTAATAGGTAACGATGAATATGTTACAAGCATGCTAGACGTTAGTAGCAAAATGAATCCTGGGGGTACATATGATGTAGCTAAACCCGGAATGACTACTAATACTAATTTTAATCCAAATTATAGTGGAGATCCTGATTTTTTAGAAGATAAATTTGTACGTTTTAGTTATAGGTTTAAATATGAAGATGGTACGAATTCTATTATGGCCCCTTTCACGCAAGCCGCATTTATTCCACAGCAAGATGGATATTTTATGGGTCAAGGAACATTAACAGGAATATCCTTAGATGAAGAAGCAACGTACCGTAGTACAGTTGTTGGGTTTATGGAAAATAAAGTTAATAATATTTTATTACAAATTCCATTACCTTTAGATAGTGCTAATAATGGGATAAATGCAAGTAGTTTGTTTAGTAAACTTAAAGTAGATGAGATTGAAATTTTATATAAAGAATCTGATAGTTTAGCAGTTCAAGTAGTAGATTCTATACCGAGAACTGGAAACACTGGTTATGAAAGATTTGGAAGTGATACGGTAATAGAATATAATTACCAAGGTACTAAACCATATAAAACTTTACCAGAAAATGAAATAGTTAGAGTATATGACAAAGTACCAGTAAGAGCTCATGGTCAAGAAATTATAAGTAATCGAGTGGTATATAGTAACTTTCAAAATAAACATACTCCCCCTGAGTCTTTAGATTATAATGTAACAATATCAGATAAATATACAAACTTTGTAGTAGATGAACCTGGAAATCCTATATTACCACCATTGGAAAAAACAGTTTCTCGAGAATACCCAATGCACACGGTAAAGCAGAATAGAAACTATCAAGTAGGAATTGTATTGTCTGATAGATTTGGTAGAAGTTCTACTACCCTTTTATCTTCTTCTAAAACACAGAGTACTAATGCCGACGATTTAATATTAGATGGTGATACTATATATTTTCCATATAACGATGTTACTCAAGATAGTAGTAATAGCATACATTCATGGCCTGGTGACTCAATTAAAATATTATTTAATAGTCCGGTACCAGAAAACATAGCGGCTAACGTTAGTACAGGTTGGCCAGGACTATACAATGGAAATCCTGCATTAAGTAGCTACAACCCTTTGGGTTGGTATTCTTATAAAGTTGTTGTAAAACAAACAGAACAAGAATATTATAATGTATATTTACCTGGTTTAATGAATTTTTATCCTAATATTCCAGTTACCCCACCAGACCCAACCGGAACTACTTCTTTTATTACTTTGTTAAATGATAACATTAATAAAGTGCCTAGAGATTTAAGTGAAGTTGGTCCAGAACAAAAACAATTTAGAAGTTCAGTGGTATTATATGGTAGAGTAGCACCAGAAAATGATGCGGTCACTCCTAATCCTACTTTTAATTATCAATTTAACCCCACTCCGTCCGCTGTAAATATTGCTATTCCAGATACAGTATCTACTATTTCAACACAAAATGATATGTTTAATAATCCTGCTGCTGATCCAGGAGGTGCCAGTCAAACAGTTGAGTATAGTTCTATTTATCAAACTTTATCTAATCCTTTATTAGCTAGAGTAAGTATTGGAGGAAATACTATTGGATCTTATATTCCTGCCGCTGTAACCACAGCTTATAATACGTGGTTAAGTGTTTATGAAACTGCTCCGGTAGAATCTCGATTAGATATTTATTGGGAAACTACTTCTAGTGGGACTATTTCACAATTAAATGAAGCTATAAAAGAAGGAACTTCTAATATCAAAGGCTTTACAACAGAAGATTCACCAACAGCGCCAGAAACATGGACATTTAACCTTTACGAAGATATAACTCCTGGAGCATCACCCACTGCTTCTTATAACACCGGCACATATACAGAAGTTAGATTCTTTCCTTATGTTGAAGATAGCAGTGGAACTATTTCAGCCGTTAAAAGAAGCAATATTGAAACAAGTGGATTTAGTGTAAGAAATGGAAATAATACAGTTGTAACAGATAAATTTATTTTAAATAAATATCCGGCCCCTAGTACTTCTAGTGATCCAGATAAATATTCTATTACAATAGCAGCTAATACCTTCTTTTATTTTAACGAAAAATCTGATGTAGAAGGTTCTTATACTTTTACTTTTGAAGTAGAAAATTTAGATGGAACTCCTGGAGCTGTAGGCTCACAATATGGGCAAAAAACTAAAGTTGCTTTAACTGAAAAATTAAGTAATATAAAACCATCTATAGATAATTGTGAAACAAATATAGTAGTATTACCCGGGGCAACTTCTGTTTATACATTTACTGGGGTAAACGGTAGTGCTGATACTAGTAGAAACACCGATGATTTAACCTGGTCAATGACTCAAAGTCCAGCTGCTGATGGTGGTACTATTCCTCAATTATCAATAAACGCTCAAACAGGGGAAGTAACTGTTGATGAAGACGCGTTGATTGATCAGTCAATAACTATGACGGTTGTTTTAAGAGATGCTGGCAATGACTCAAACACTTATAATGCTCCTAATAGTTATGCACAGTGTATAACTGCTATAAATGGAAAATTAGGTTATGAAACTTTTGATTTAAATGAAGATTTTTACAGTGTTAAAAATATGTGTATTAACCAAGGGCCGGAAAGTTCTGGATTTTATTGGGCAACAGTTGATAATAGCAGTACACAAAACCCTGCAGATACTGGACCTTACCCTAGCGCAAGTAGCGGACCTGGAGGTTCTCCGGTAAACAACGACAATAGAGTTCCTGTTAGTGGATCAGGGAAAATTACTGAAATTGATCCAGGAACTGGAGTAACTAGTGTTTCAGTAAATACCGCTAATAGCGCGTGTAATACTGCTGGTTGGAGATGGGCAAATACAAATAGAAATGGAACAGTGCAATTTACTGCAAACAATTCTGGGTTTGAAACTGAAAATGGAAGAGTTGATGCTACTACTTCAAGAAACACTTATAGTCAACCACAAGCGTGGCTTAAAGAAGGTACCACAGAACAACCAGGGGGAACTGCTTATATTATTGTAGATTTTGAATTTACTAATCCTACAAGTTATGATACTACTTTAGGACCACCCTCTGATAGACCTGAGGTTATTTGGCCAGTTTATTTACAATATAGACCAACAAATGTTTCGGGGGTTCCCATTGGACCTTGGGAAACTGCTAAGGATATTGAAGGTAATGAAATACGTTTTGGCGGTACACAAGGAAATAATTATCAAATGCAGGTACCCGCAAATGAAAATGATAAACCAAAATTTGGCCCTAATCCTTTTACAACTGATACAGGTGTGTTAGATAAATTATCAGAAGCTAAAACACCAGCTACTACTTCAGTAAGTCAAATTAACCCTTTCCCTGCTAAAGAAGATTGTTTTGATGCTTGGTTTGATGGTATTTCAGCTACAGGTGAACAAGGGCTTAGTTCTGTTGGTAGAAAAATGTTTTGTATAGGTAGAAATCAAGGATATAGAAATGCTTCAACTGGAATACCAGATTCTCCAGATATGTTTGGAGAATATAGATTATTAACTCGTTATCCTTATAGTAATAACATTGAGGTTAATACTAATAATAAAGTTTTACCTACTTTAACACCTGATGGCTGTCCTACTTCAGCGCCATATAATAATCCTCTAACCGCTCAAGTAACACAAAAAGTTTATTTAAGTTTTGGGGATTTTTATAATCCAGTTCAATTAAGAAATACATATAATAATAATACACTTGTTTCTACTGGATCTCTTGAGCGTGCTTATCAGTATAATATTAGTCCTCCTAAAGATACTAGAACAGAAGCAGAACAAGCTTATCCTACTCCGCAATCTGGGGGAGTTGGAGGAAGAACAGTGTGGGCTAAAGAATGGGGTTTTAAATATGTTACACAATTTTATAAAGATTCAGCTTTAAGTGAAATATTTAGACCTAGTGAAGAATGGCCAGCAATTGGCACAGATACTAAATATTATTCCTACGCCACAACAGGTGATTATTTAAATGCTGATTGGGGAAATGATAATGCTAGCACTAGAAACGGTTCACCTATTTGGACAGATTCTACTGGGTATGTATTTGGACAAAACGTAACAAATAAAAATCAAGATAGAAAATGGACTGCTCAATTTGATTATTTAGGAGAAAAAATTATAAGTACAGCCCAACCTTGTGCAGCGAATTTAGTAACCCCTGACCCAGGGCCCACTCAACCTTCTAATACCTATAGTTTTGGAGTAACCGTACTAGAACAAAGTGGATCCTTTTTTACAGTAAATTTTGAAAGTCAAATATATCAAGCAGCGGCTTTCTCATTAAATATGCTTGAACAATTAACAGGAGGAAAAACTGGAAACGGGGTTCCTCATTACATGCAAAAATCTGTTATATCTATTTTTCAACCGGAGGCACCATATACACTTGTAGGAGAAATTAGAAATACTGGATCAGCTACAATACTGAGAACAGAAAATTATATTTCAGGATCATTTGCTATTATTCAATTAGCTTTTAGAAATATAAGTGGAACACTACCTTTTCAACCAGGTAAAAAATACTTGTGGACTTGGCCGGGTATTACTAGTCCATAATAGTAATAATATTAATAAATATGCAATTATAAAATATGGCGGCAACTATAGAAGTTAAATTTTTCAATAGCTTTATTTTACGTAAAACTGTAGATAGTACTAATGAACCAAAATGGAATGGGTCTAGAGGGGATGGTACATACCCTCAATCTGCCGTTGCTGGTACCGCTTATTATAATGATTGGGCTGTAGAAGAAGCGCGAATCAGAGGTGGTTATAATAATACATATGTGGGTCAAGGAGTAAAAGCATATTTAGTAGAAGATAATCCAAATGCTTCTAATAGAATAAACTCTATGATTTATTCAGGTATTTTTAATTCAAGAACTGGTATTAATGATACAAATGTATTTTCTGTTGGGCAAGATATAACTAAAAGTGTTGATCCTGCTAATGGAAGTATACAAAAAATATATGCTGAAGATTCATATTTGATTATTTTTCAAGAGAAAAAAGTAAGTAGAGCTCCTATTGATAAAGATATTATATACACAGCAGAAGGTAGTCCAACTTTAACAGCAAGTAATATGGTAATAGGTAGTGTTCAACCATATGCTGGTAACTTTGGAATTAGTAAAAATCCAGAAAGTTTTGCTGTTTATGGAAGAAGAAAATATTTTGCTGATAAAGATAGAAGTGCAGTAATGCGTTTATCAAATGATGGACTAACAGAAATATCTCAGTACGGGATGATAGATTTCTTTAGGGATCAGTTTGCTAGTTTAGGTAATGGTAAATTAACGGGAGGATGGGACATTTATAACAAACAATATGTTTTATCTATACAACCAAAAGATTTGTCTGTACCTTATAAAACATTATCTTTTGATGAGCAAATTAATGGTTGGACTAGTTTATATTCATATAAACCTGGAATGATGTTGAGTTTAAAAAATAAATTTTATACTACTGGTCCATCTACCGTAGGAGAAACAAACACAGCTTCTTTATACCAACACTATGTAGCATCACAGCCAAGAGGTAATTTTTATGGTGCTCAATATAAAGCTTCAATTGAATTTATATTTAATCCAAGTGTTAGTGTATCCAAAGTATTTAAAACTATTAACTATGAAGGAAGTAATGGATGGCAAGTAGATAGTTTTATATCAGATTCAACTGGAGTTGGTTCTCCCGATATCGCAGTTCCTGATTATGCAACACTTAATACTAATGATTCTACAGCTGTGGTTTATAGTTATAATGAAGGTTCTTATGATAATTTTGGAAATACCTTTGCTGACGTATCAGTTACACCAATAGTAGCTAATACAACTGCTTTAATTCCTCCTTTAAACCACGCGGGATTTGCACGTAAAGAAAATAAATATATGGCTAATCTAGTTAATAATAGTGTAGCAACTCCAGGAGAAATAGTATTCGGAGATCAAATGACCGGTATAAAAGGTTACTACGCAACAGTTAAAATATCTACTGATACATTAACAGATCCAGGTGGAATGAAAGAACTTTTTGCAGCTTCATCGGATTACGTCGAATCAGCATATTAAAAAAAAATGATAAAAATAAACGAACAAACAGAATTTCAACTTTCGCTTAAAACATTAATAGGAATAGCAGTAGGAATATTTACTTTGGTAGGAATGTGGTTTGCTCTTCAAGAAGATATTGAAGAAGCAAAGCTTTTACCAGAACCTCCAATTTCTCGAACAGAATATGATTTAAAAGATGAATTAGTTAGAGAAACAATAATGAATACTCAAGAGAAAGTAAACGAAAATGGAGATAAATTAGATATAATTGAAGAAAGATTATATGATTTAAATACTAATTCAAAAAAGAAACGATAATGAAATATTTATTTACTTTAATACTTACTTTATTTTTAACTTATACTTTTGCTCAAAATCCTAAAATAGAAGTTCTTCAAATTAATGCAAATTGGAATAAACACAACGATATACTTTTAAATCGTATACCTAAAAACTATAAAGGGTATTTTATAGAAGTTAAATATGCTTTAATTGAAGATCAAGGTCCAGAATTTAAAAAAAGTTTTGCAAGTAAACCTTTACCTATAGTTGTATTAAGAGTTGGAAATAATACTAAATACCAATGGACAGCGGATTTATCTTTTAAATTAAAATTAGGGGCACATGATGTTTTAGGTACTATTGATAAGGTATTAAATCTTAAATGAAAGTACAAGATATAAATAAAATAAAAAAATTCCGTAAAGTAGTAATGGAGTTTGAACAGGCTTTAGGTAAAACAGAAGGAGCTTTAAAAGGTATAGATGAATGTACAACTAAAAATCCTGTTAAATCTACTTTTGTTGGAGGATGTTATATTAGAGAGATTTTTATGCCTAAAAATCAAACTATAACATCTCAGATACATAAAAAAGAACATCCTTATTTTATATTAAATGGGGATATAACTGTAATATCACCAGATGGGATTCAAAGAATAAAAGGACCATATCATGGTATTACTCAACCGGGAACTAAACGCGTTATAATTACGCATGAAGATACCACATTTATAACTGTTCATGCTACTACAAAAACAACTGTGGAAGATGTAGTAGAAGAGGTAATTGCAAAAGATTTTGATGATCCCTTAGTAGCTTTACCTAAGCTTAATAATACAAATAAAACAATAACTAATAAAACTAAATAATTATGGCATATGCAGCTATTGCGAGCGGCGTTGTTGCAATTGGTGGAGCGGTATTCGGCTCTCTCAGTGCTCGTAAAAGAGAAAAAAAAGCAGAGCGCAAAGCTAAAAAATTAAAAGCAGAAATAAGGCATCTTGAAAACACAAGGCAAGAAGTAATAAACCCATATGAAAATGTTTCGGATTTATCTTCAATGATACAAGATGTAAGTGGCATGGCATCAAATCCCACTTTAAATTTATCAGTTGCTACACAAGCTGCAGAAATGCAAGCTGAAGAAGCTGATATAGCTTTAGCTAACACACTAGATACTTTAGCAGCAACAGGCGCTTCTGCTGGTGGCGCTACTGCTTTAGCACAAGCTGCATTAAAAAGCAAGCAAGGAATTTCAGCAAGTATTGAACAGCAAGAGTCTAGAAATCAAGAGCTTTCCGAGAAAGCTAGAGTTCAAGGAGAACAAAGGCTGCAAGATATTGGAATGGCAGAATCAAGAAGAGTGCAAGCAGGTAAAATGGGTGAAGCCCAAAGATTACAAGATGCTGAAATAAGAGGAAGTGCTTATGAATGGGAGGCAAGTGAAAGAAGAGAAATGCAAAAACTAAACAGAAGATCAGCAGAATTAACACAACAACAAGCTGCCCAGTCTCAAGCAAGTTCAGACAAAACAGCAGCAATTATGGGTGGAGTATCAGCGGTAGGTAATATTGCAGGTTCTGCTCTTAGTGCTTAATATTAAAACAATTATAATATGAGTTATCAAAATCCACCGTGGCAAGCATTGATAGCCGGCCGCGCATCAAACATTGCTGGTAATTTCCTAAAAAAATTTGGAGAAGATTGGAAGATTAGAAATGATAGAGCAAATCAACATAAATCTCAACAACAAAAAGCCTCTGATGCTAGACTAGCTAAATATCAAGAAGAATTAAAGAAAGATAAATATACTCTAAGACAAAACTTTCAAAAAGCTGGTTTAAAAAATGATGATTTTTTTAAATTAATGACAGGTTTAATTGATGAAAAGGGAGCTATTGAAATAGCCTTACCTACTATGTCTCCAGAAGAGCAGGTTGTTGCTAACGCTAGACTAGATCTAATTAAAGAACGATTAGTAACAGGTACGGATGATATTAAAACAATTGATAGTGGTATAAAAAGTGTAATTGCTCAAGAAATGGGATCTGATGTAGATGATATACCGGGTTTAAATAAACCAGGAGGATTAACAGGTGTTGGAAATGAAGAGTGGTGGAACAGAGTAAATGCATTAGAAGGAAAAGCATTTGATGAAGATGGTAAAGTTCTTCCAATGCCAACGTTTGGATATCAGAAAGGTGGAACCGAGATATGGGCAACGAGATGTATCAAAGCAGATGCAGAAGGAAAATGTGTGGGTAAAACAGATTCTTTTAATATAAAAGAACTTTTGTCAGAACAAAGCAGGCCCGGTACTATATTAACTATAGGAACTGATCAAAATAAGTTATGGGATAATATGAAAATAACCAATGATCAAGGAAAAGTATCTGATAGATTTTTATCACCAAAAGTATTTGGAGCAACAAGCGATGATGGCAAAAACACATTTGATGTTCAACCAACTAATTACTCTAAAATACTTAATGATTACGGTGGAGAACTTGTAAAGCAAGTTGCTATATTATTAGATTCTGAAGACGCAAAAGATATAAATGCCGCTTGGTTTTATTATGGTGGAGAAAGAGCATCTAAGCATGGAGCTATTCCTGAAAAAAATGGTAAGATAGATTTAAATAGCGATGGTGCTTTGTTATTTCAAGATATGTATATTGAAATGGCCTTAAGTAACAACGTGCCTTTATATCAATTAGAAAATATTCAAGAGGTAATTCCTTCAAGCGTAGATGAAGAAGCTTTACGAGAAGCTGGAGTATCAGATAAAGAAATAAGTAGAAGACAACAACTACAAAAAGATACAAGTTGGGAAGGTGAAGGAAATATAAAACAAGATAGAAAAAAATATCAGGCCCCAATTCAAGCTGAGCAAAAAAGTAATATTAAACCTGTTAAAGGTGGTGAAAGTAAATCAAAGAATAAATCTATAAATCAAATAACTAGTTTAATTAAAAATGCTGGAGTTAAAATACGAAAAGATAAATTAGGTGGTAATGCTATTTTAAAAATGATTCAAGAAAACCCACGACAATATGGGTTAACAGGTACTCAATTAGAAAAAATACTTACAACAGCTAAAGTAGCTAATCCTAAAAATAAAAGTAAAAATAATCCATATGGATTAAATACAAGTGGAAACTCTGTAGAAGATATTAAAAGAGTATTAGAATTAATTCCTTCTATAAAAAAGGTTCTTAGTCCTCAAGAAGTATCTGATTTAGTAGATCAACAATTTAAGAAAATTGAACCATCGGAACAACAAGTTAATGAAGTTCTTGATGAACTTCGCGCAATGGTAGAAAACAGAAAGTAATATACTATACATGGAGCCAATTGAAAAAATTATAAAAGACTTACTTGCTCAAGGTAAAAGCAAAGAAGAGGTGAATAAATATATACAAAATAATTATTCCCCTGAAGAAATTAAGTCTTTTGTTGGAACTGTTGGTAAAAGTACTACAAAACCTTCTACTTCTAGTTCAACTAATTTGTCTCAACAATTTGGTGTACCCTCAATTACTAAAGAACAAAAACAAAAAAAAGAAGGGGAAATTAAAAAGCGTAATATTGAAGCGGCTGAAGTAAGAAAAAACATTATAGATCAAACAGTAGAAATGCCCGATAGTGAAATGGCATATGATATGTTTAAAACTTCTTACTTTGATTTAGTTAACAGAGGTCAAAAATGGATAGCAGATACTACGCCTTCTCGTTTAGGCCCTAAAGCAGGTCAGTATGTAGACACGCCAATGAAAGAGTTTTTAGATGAGGAAAAATTTAAACAGTGGGAAGAGTTTAATGAATTAGATGAAAATGGGGAAATTAAAGGATGGGATAATGTAACTCCTATTGATGATGAAAACGCTTTAAATATTTCCAAGTTTAAAACACAGGCACAGAAAAGTGCTAGAATACAAAAAACTCAAGATCTTACAAGAGAATTATCTGAAGACACTCAAATTGCTTTGAAGCAAGATAAAGAAGCTGGTTCTCCTATATTCAGTGAAAAATACGGTACAACTAAAGATGCTGAATTAGGTTTAAAAGAAATAGAAAATACATTTAAAATTTCACAACAAAAATTAACTAATCTAGCTGAAGAATGGGAAGAAAAAGGTGGAGATGAATTAACTAAAACATTATCGTCATATCAGAATACTTTAAAACAATTAACTGGAGATGATGGGGTAATGGATCCATTAGATTCCCCTGCTAGAATTCAAGAATATAATGAATTAGTAGGAAAATATAATAATGCCTTAGCTCAATATGAAAATATAGGTTTACAACTTATATCTAATGGAATAATAAAAGAACAACAAACTTTAGAAACAACATTAAATGACTGGCAAAATAAATCTAAAGAATTAGATACAAGAAAATCAGCTGAGCAAGCTGTTGGTTTGGATTATAGTTTTTTAACCCGTACCGGTATAACTTTAGAAGAATTTTTTGCAGGTGGAGCATATAATACAGCTTTATTAACTGGCCAAACTTATTTAAAATTTGAAAAAGCAAAACAAAAAGGTTTGCAGAAAGTTTTAAATCTTGTAGGGTTAAGTAATACAGACCATTTCGATCCAACTGAATTTGATAGTGCTATTAATTATCTTAGTAATACAGCACAAAATTATAATTACAGATTAGCGGCTAATAGAGAAAAAACGTTACCAGTTGCGCTTAAATTAGATGATATAGGTAGAGGAGAGATTGATTTTTTTGATTGGGCTACTGATGCATTTGCAGAAAATTCAGGATCACTTGTTACAATGGCTATACCTGGTAGCGCAATAGGAAGAAGTGCTGTAGCTTTGAGAGCTCTTCGTGGTAAAGCACTAAAAAATATTGGGGATAAAACAGTTACTTCTGCATATGCAAAAAGTATAAAAGCCCATAGAAATCTTCAGCAAGGGGTATTAAGAACAGCAGAAGCCACCTTTTTTACAGCAGAAACAGGTATGGCGTATGGAGATATAGAATTAGATGTTTACAACGCAAAGAAATTAAGTGCCTCGATAAGAGAACAGTTGAAAACTACACCTGTAGAAGACGTTGAAACTTTTAAAGAATATTATGATTTATTAAATGAAGCAGATAGAATTACAAACTATAGCGTAGCTCAAAAGGCTTTTACATCTTATTTATCTGGAGGGATTGCTCTACTAGCTGAACGAGGTGGATCTTTAAGATTTATTAGAGGAACAGGTGATGTTATAGCTAAAACTGGTAAAAAAGAATTTGAAAAGAAATTTGTGGACAGTGGGTTTAATTGGGCTGTGAATACCACTGGCGAAACATTATCAGGTTTAGGTAAAATTACAGTTGCTGGTACTACTATCAATCTTTTAGAAGAAGGAATTACTAAAATGGGCCAAAATCTTACAAAAATTGGAATTTTAGAAGAAGATATAAGCATGTTTGAAGGAATCGATAAAGATTTTTTTGGAAATACTATTATTACCACGGGAGGCATGATTGCCCCAAGAGGCGCAACACATATTATTAATACATGGAAATCAGAAGTTAGAACCAGAGCCGAAGTTATAAATAATCAAAAATTAATTAAAGAATTAATTGATTTAAATGAAGAGAGTAAAAATTTAAAAGGTGATGCTCTAACAAAATCATTAAAAAAGAAACGAAAAATTATTAAAAAACTTGGTTTACAAGATGTATTATCTTTACACAAATTAAGATACTTGTCCCCAGAAGAAATTAAAGAAGTTGGAGAAGTTAATCGAAGAATAAGATCTATTGCCGCTGACGGATATGGTAATTTGTATGAAATAGGAGATCCTAATTCACAAGAATATAAAGATACTAAAGAAAAACTAGATAAACAATTATATAGTTTGTGGGAAGAAAGAGATAATATTTTAAATAAAGGAAAAAAATACACTCAACAACAGGTTAAAGATTTAAGAGAAGAATATAAACAAAGAGCAAATAATCCACAACTACAAGAAATGATAGGGTTGCTTAACTTTGCTCACGATTTGGCAATTAGTGGACTTGGAACCAAGGGAGAATATATAGTTTTAACTGATGAAAAAAAATTGGACGAACAATTATCAAAATATGACAAAAAAACTATAAATAATATTAAAGAAAGATTTCGTAAAGGAGATGTTTATGGAACGGTTGAAGGGAATGATATAATAATATTTGAACCTACTATTCACCGTATTATAGCAACTCAAGCTGCTGATGCTTCTTATGCTGCGATTGCCCCTATTGAAGAATTATTTCATCTTTATAATAAAAATAAACCTATTTATAATGATAAAGGTGAATTAAAAGAAGATGCTAGATTAGCTATAGATCAAATGATAGAAATGTTAAGGTCTAAAATTGGTGATAAAAAACAATATGAGCAACTAATTGCGCGGTTAAATTCATATAAATTACAAGGGGAAAAAGGTAAGGTTGTTACAAAAGAAGGCAAAAGAGGAGAAGCTCAAGCAGACTATGAAGAATTATTAACTCAAATTAGAAACGCTGTTCAACTAGGGTTATTAGATGAACAAGATTTTAGTGAAGTCCCTTCGTTAATGCAATATATTAATAATGCTATTAAGGAAGCTTTTGGAGATGCTAGTTGGATATATCAAATGAATACTCCTGCCGACGTATTTAAATATATTCAAAGATTTAATACTAGTCTTAAAAAAGGTACTATTTCAATAGAAGGAACTGAAGAAGACGAAAGAATAGATAAAGAATCAAAAGTTGTATCTGATAAAATAGATTCATACGTCGGACCTCTCGCTTCAAATCAAAGTAGATATATAATGTCTAAAGAGGAATGGGATAATACAGGTATTAACAAGGCTTATAGAGAATTAATTATTGGAGACGCGTTAGAGCCTCTTATTAATAAAGGTATTTTTGGTCAAAGTATACAAGGACAATCACGAGAAACGTTTGTACAAAGCGTTAAAGATAAAATAGCGGATGAACTTATTAAATTTAATCCTGAAGTAAATAACAGTTTGTCAGGATTTATTAATAGTCGGTTAGGGTTTAGAAAAGGAGATGTTTTAAAAGAAATAAAAAAAGATAAAAGTCAAAGTCTAGAAGATACAAGTGTTAAACTACAACCTAAGGCTGAAGAAGGATCTATAATAGTTGATGAAGAAAAAGTTGCGTCTGAGCTTAGACCAGCTTTAGCTATAGAAGAAGGAGATAAAGTATATGATGCTGTAAAACAAGGTGTTAGAGATATATTAAAAGGAAAACTTCCTGCTCCAACCGATAAAGGTTTTGTAAGTACTGTAAATAAAGAGGCAAGAGATAGATTATTTGATGTGGTAGAAAAGTTAGTTGTAGGAGAAACAGACGCTATAGATCCTGATTTTATAACACAAAAAGTTCCTAATATCATAAAAGCTTTACCTGTAAAAGATTTAGTAAAATTAGAACGATTAGAAAAAAATAAAATATTTGCTAAAGATTTAGGAAGATTAAGTCCTACAGAAACAGATAAAGCGATAGCTGAAAACAAACTTCCTAAAACAACTAATAGATTATCAGGTCCTAGACTTTGGGAAAAAATGCCTGTTACAGAAGAACAGTTAAAAAACTTTTTTACTCAAGAAAGAAAAGCGGCTTTAGTTGGTGTTATTGCAGAAAATCTAATTAAAGATGCAATGCCTGAAACTCAATTAGAGCCTGAAACAAAAAAACGTAGAAAAGTTGCTGAACAAAGTCAAGGTAGAAAAACAGATGAAACAGATAGAGCAAATATATTAAGTGTAATAGATAGAGATCCTTATCTTAAGTTTTCTAAAGCAGTACTTACTCCTGATCAAAGAATTGAGTTTAATAAAAAAGGTGTAAATATTGTTTCAGGTATAAACAACGCTATAGATAATCAAGGATTATCTGTATTCAAAGCCACTTTATTTTCTTTAACAGAAAACTTACGTGATTTAAATATTCCACAAGAAGCATTAATTAAATTTGCTAAAAAATATGCTCCCGCAGTTAAAAAATTTATTAAAAATTTAAATAAAAATCTTGTTTCAAAATCTGAATTTGGTAAAGTAACTCAAGAAGATGTTGAAAAAACTTTATTAAGTTATGCTCTAGGAGATGCGTTGGGTTTATCAGAAACAGCAGGAAGCTTGTTTGATAATAAAAAATCAATGAAAAAATACGACAATAGAACTCATGTGGAAGAGTTTAGACGTATTTATATAGGCTTCGCATTAGATCGAATAAATAAAAAAGGAGATTTACCTGGATTAATAGATATATTGAAATTTTATAAAGATTTTAATACTACAGCAGGTAAAATTGGCTCGGGTAAAGGAGGTACAAATAGATATCAAGCTTTTGAAGGGTCTAAAGATTTCTTTGATTTTATTAATGAAAATTTAAAAGATAAAGGTATTGAAATAATAATCAATAAAACAGGAACTGGTTGGGTTCCTGTAAATATTGAAATAAATGGAGTAAAACAATTTGAAAATACAAAAGAACTTAATAAGGTATTAAAATTAAGACCTCAAAAAAATAATCTTGCTGAATCTGAAATTGAAAAAAATTATTTATTAGGGGAAAAAGAAGCAGGACAAGCTTTTGATGCTATGGTAGATTACCTTGGTTATGTAAAAAAGAACGGGGATAAAGCACAATTTGGCATGTCTTTAATGGCCCTTAAATCTAATATGAGTGCTTTAGGAAAACGTGTTGCTTATCCTAAATATTTTTATGTGGGCAAAGCTAAAGGACCAATAAGATTTGAACACATGTATCCTTCTCTAGTTTTAGCTAAAGATATGATTGATTATTTTTATAGTGACAAAAAAGTTGATCTAGAAACAATTAAAAAAAATCAATTAGTTGCAATGATTCCTATTGAAATGGATACAAGAATAAATATTTTGCATCAAGATTCTTTTCCTTCCTGGTGGAATATAAAAATGGGTGTTTTACCAAGGTATTATAATGCATTGAATAAAGGTTATAGAGATATGTACGCTTTAAAGTCTTTAGGTGGAAAAGATAAAGGGAAAATATATGGAAAAGAGTTTTTACCTTTAAATAAATCTATTCAAAAAGCAACTATTAGTAATAAAGAAAAACTTCCAAAGCTTGTTAAATTTAGTAAAGCTGTAATAAATCAAGAGGTATTAAATGAAATGGCTGTTCTTGACACTGAACAGTCAGAGGCTCAAATGAAATATAGTAAAGTTGTTGGGCTAAATGAAGAGTTTAATAAAATATTAGAAAATAAAACTGGTATTGGTGCTGATAAAGTTTATTCAGATGTTAAAGCTCAAGTAGTTGGTGCTAATAAAGGTAATTTTAATTTCTTTGTTCCTCCATCTGCTGAAGATTTTGTAGGGTTATTATATAAAACTTTAGGTAAAGGAAAACTTGGGGATGCTCAAATGGCTTGGTATAAAAAGAATTTATTAGATCCTTTTGCAAGGGCTATGGATAATATATCAAGAGATAGAATAGCTCTTATGAATGATTTTAAAACTCTTAAAAAAGAATTAAAAATTGTTCCTAAAAATTTAAAGAAAAAATTACCTGGTGAACCATTTACCCAAGAACAAGCTATAAGAACTTATATTTGGAACAGACAAGGAATGTCACCAGACGGTATGTCTAAAGCAGATTTAAAAGAACTTATAGATTTTGTAGAAAGTAAACCAGAATTAGTTGCTTTTGCTGATCAATTAATTGCAATGCAAAAAGGAGATCAATATCCGGCTCCTAAACCTGGGTGGTTAGCGGGAAATATCACTACCGATTTAATGGATGGAATTAATACTATTAAAAGAGGTAAATATTTAGAGCAATGGCAATACAACGTAGATGAAATATTTAGTAAAGCTAATTTAAATAAACTTGAAGCTGCTTATGGTAAAGGATATAGAACTGCGTTAGAAAGTATATTAAAACGAATGCGTACTGGTAGAAATAGAGAGTTTACTTCTGATTCTTTAACAGGTAGAGTTACTGATTGGTTAACTAATTCTATTGGTGCTATTATGTTTTTTAATACAAGATCAGCTGTTCTTCAAACAATATCTGCTGCAAACTTTATAAATTTTGAAGATAATAATATATTTGCTGCTGGTAAAGCATTTGCAAATCAACCTCAGTTTTGGAAAGATTTTATTACACTTTTTAATAGTGACTTTTTAGTAGATAGAAGAAACGGATTAAGATTAAATGTTAATGAAGCAGATATAGCTGATATGGCTAAAAAAGGTGGAGTAAGAGGAGTTATAAGCGAATTGCTTAGAATAGGATTTCTACCTACTCAAATAGCAGATAGTTTTGCTATATCTTCTGGTGGTTCTACTTTTTATAGAAATAGAATAAAAAAATATACAAAAGAAGGAATGTCTAAAGCTGAAGCGGAGAATCAAGCTTTTATAGATTTTAGAGAAATAGCAGAAGAATCTCAACAATCAAGTAGACCTGATAGAATTAGTATGCAACAAGCTGGGCCATTAGGGCGTGTTATATTAGCTTTTGCTAATACTCCAATGCAATATACTAGATTGATTAAAAAAGCCGCTAGTGATCTTAAGAATGGTCGAGGTAATCCATTAACTAATATATCTAAAATATTTTATTATGGATTTGTACAAAATTTATTTTTCAATGCAATGCAGCAAGCTTTATTCGCTATAGGCTTTGGAGATGATGAAGAAGAAACAGAAAAAAGAGAAGAAAAATATGTTAATATAGTAAATTCTATGGCTGATAGTATATTAAGAGGCTCTGGTGTAGGTGGTGCTATATTTTCCGTATTAAAAAATACAGCTATAAAATTAAGTAGAGAAGCTGATAAAAAATCACCTAAATTTCAAGATGTATTAGTAAAAGAAATAGCACAGTTATCTCCTCCTATATCTTCTAAATTAAGTAAATTAAGAGCGGCTGGTAGATCTTATTCTTGGAACAAAAAAGAGATGATGGAAAAAGGATTTTCTTTAGATAATCCTGCATATTTAGCAGCAGGTCAAGTTATAGCTGCTACTACAAATGTTCCACTGGATAGGGCATTTAAGAAAATTGATAATATAAGAAAAGCTAGTAGCTCAGATTATGAAGCGTGGGCTAGAATTGCTATGCTTGCTGGGTGGTCTGATTGGGAATTAGGTGTTAAAAAATCTGAATCAAATAAAAAAGATAAAGTTATTTATTAATTTAAGATTTAAAAAATGATTAAAAACGGAGTTGCAAAAGAAATACGCCATTATACCGGCGCAATAGGTATATTCTTGTTTGTTGTAGGGATACTTGTATTTTTATCATACAATGAAATTCCAAATATGAATAAAGACGTAGTAGTTTCAATCATTGGTATGATTGTAGGTTCATTATCTGTTGTAATTATGACGGTTATTGGTCGTAATCCAGATGAAGTAAACGAACTTAAAAAACAAAATGAAGGTTTAAATTCTAAAGTAGATCATCTTGTTACTCAAAAAGATGAACTTGAAAAAATGTTAATTAAAATTCAAACAAATATGATTGATCAATTAACATTATTAGGTGCCAATGCATTTGATACTATGTATAGTAAAAATAAAAAATGCACTTGTGGTGAAAACAATTGTAAATGTAAAGGAAAATAATATGAAAAGTAATAGCTCTTTTAAAATAACAGACGCAGCTTACGAAAAGCAAAATAGAAAAATGCGTAGTAAGCATAAAAGTCAAACTGGTAAAACATTAGGATCTAGACAAACTAGTGGTAAAGGTAAAAGAAGAATATCTTTTGCTTGTAGATTTGCTGGTATGGCAGGCGCAATGAAAGATTCTAAAGGACAACCTACAAAAAAAGCAATAGCTTTAAAAAAATGGGGATTTGGCAGTGTTGGTGCTGCTAGAAATTTTTGTAATTCAAATAAAGAAAAAAAATAATCATGGGATATTCACAAACTAATTCACCTTTTGCTAAGAAAAAAACATCTTGTTGGAAAGGTTATAGTAATATAGTTAAAGGTAAAAAAACTTATAAAAAGAAAGGTGGAAAAATGGTTCCCGACTGTAAACCTATATAAAATGCAATACTTTAACATTACCGAGTTTGATTCACCCGATGAAATGGGTAGCGGACGAAATATGAATGTGGAAATGCTAGACAAAATAGATCTAGTACGATCTAAGTTTGACAGAGCAATCCATATAAACAGTGGTTATCGAACTAAAGAACATAATAAAAAGGTTGGAGGAAAAAAGAATTCCTCTCATCTTAAAGGTTTAGCAGTTGATATCCATTGTATAAACTCTAGAGAAAGATATGATCTTATAAACTGTTTATTAGATGTAGGATTTACTCGCATAGGAATTGCAGATACATTTATTCATGTGGACATGGATCCTGATAAAGATCCTGATGTAATATGGACATATTAAAAAAGGGAACACGATAAAATGGGCTTCCACCCCCAACGTTCCTGAAAAAAGGGATATTACAATTAAGTAGTATCCCTTTCTTTTTTTATATAAATATTCCAATTAATACGCCTGAAATTAATCCAGCTAATGGGCCTAAAACTGCCCAAACTTTATACCACCGAATTAATTGATTTTCTTTAGAAGTATAAATATTGTCCGTTGTATCTAATTTTTTCATAAAAAAGTTTTAATTATCCATCGCAACTTAAGCAATCCGGGTCCATTGCGTTCGCTGCTATATCTCCCCGTAATACAGACTCAGTCCGCATATAATATAAAGTTTTAATCCCTCTTTTCCAAGCTTCAATATGTACTTGATTAATCCATCTAGGTATTGCTTCAGAGGGAAAAGCTAAATTTAAACTTACTGATTGATCTATATAATCAGTTCTAATTCCTGCTTGGTTTATTAATTCTAATTGATTTATTTCTTTAAATGTTTTAAATACATTTTTAATAGGTTCATGATCTTGCGATTCTTGGGTTACTCTTCCTAAATGATCATAATAATATCCTTCTAGTTCTTTTAAATCTTGAACCGATCCTTCATCTTTTAAAATTTTATCCCATATATCTTTATTATCTAATTTAAGTTTTCTTAAAATTTTTTGCAATTCTTTATTTTTTCTAATAAAAGTTCCTTTAGCTGATTGATCTGTAAAAACATTTGCTGCCCAAGGTTCAATTCCAGGTGATACATTTCCAGCTAATTTGCTATTTGATACGGTGGGTGCTATCGCTCTTAAATGTGTATTTCGCATTCCAGTACCTACACACCATAAAGGTTCACCATATGTCTCCGCAAGAGCTCTAGAGGCTCTTTCTGTCTCTATTTTAATCTTAGAAAATATTTCTCTTGTTTTAAATTGTGCCAATAGCCCTTCAAAAGCAATTCCATTTTTTTGTAACAAACTATGCCATCCTAAGACTCCTAATCCTAGTGCTCTTCCTTTTACTGCAGATCTTACAGAATTATCAAATCCTTTCATATTTTTAGCCCGTTGTATAAACTCTTCTAATACACCATCTAAAAACCATGTTGCATCATAAATTAAATTAGAATTTTTCCATTCATCATATTTATCTAAATTAACTGAAGATAAACAACATACAAAGCTATGAGACTCATCTGTATGTAATACTATTTCACTACAGATATTTGTCATATAAACTTTTAAGCTGTTCGACTTATAAGCATCTGGGTTAGCTTTGTTTGTATTTCCTTTAAAGAGAATATACGGCTCTCCAGTAGCTTTACGTTTTTGGAGGAGTTTTCCCCATCTTTGTCTAGCTTCTGGATCTCCAGCTTCGAGTTTTCGCATAAACTTATCACCAACGACAGCACACTGATGTAGGTTAAGAGATTGCCTATTGACGTCCCCTTTAGGTTCTCTAATTTCCAGCCAGTCATAGAAATCAGGGTGTTCGATATTAATATTAACGGATGCAGCCCCTCTACGTACTGATCCTTGATTGGTTGCGAGTATAGTCGAGTCATAGACTTTGCAAAAAGGGACAACTCCATCTGATGTTCCATTACCTGTTATTTTAGCGCCGGCAGGACGAATCATATTAACTCCGATACCTACTCCCCCGCCGTGTTTAGCAAGTAACATCATTTCTAAATTTTTATTTCCTATATCCATTATACTATCGGCTACATCTATACCAAAACAACTTATAGGTAATCCTCTATCAGTGCCGGTATTGGATAAAACAGGGGATGCTAAGCATAGCCATCCTTTCCAAATATAATCAAAAAATTTATTTGCCAATTCTGGTTTAAATAATCTTTTAGCAACAGTTTTAGATACTCTTTTATAAGCTTCCTTAGGGGTTTCACCATTAAATAAATAGCCACCACTAATAGTTTTTTTATAAACATCAGTATCTCCCCAAGAAGGGTAATCTTTACCTTTTATCCAATCATTATTCCACATTATATTTCTAATTTTTTTTCTTTATCACAATCTTTACAATCTTCAGGTTTGTCTTTAAGGACATCTTGTGCTTTTAATTCTTCAATAATTCTATTCCATTCTTTTTCACCCATAAATGTTTTTAAAGATGTTAAAGTTCCTTGTGCTAAATTTTCTACATTACCTAAATCTTGTATTATTTTACGCAACACATTAGTAACAGCCGCCATTTGGGTTTCTAATTTATTAAATTTTTCTATTAATGTTTTTTCTTTCATTATAATATATTTTTATTTAATATAATTGGAGACGCATCAATGTGATTTTTAACTTCTATATGATTTTCTTTAATTAAAACTATAGGCTCTAAATCAATAAATTGTCTTCTTGTTATTTTACCTTTACTATCTCTAGTTATAGTTTTTTTAATAAAATTTCTTTTATAATTTTTAAGTACATATTCTTTTATTTTTTCTTTATCCTCCATTATATAACATATAAATTAAGTAACCAATTGTTACGTTTAAATTAACTAAAACTAAATTCCATTGTTTTGCAACCCATACTTGTGGTATACATACAATGCCTCCAATAACATATGTAATAGCCCCTATATTTCCGTACGGTAATAAATAAGGACTAATCATTATAAAAGCAGTTCCAAAATACCCAAGTCTATTAGCTAATCTTTCTTTAGCAGATAATCTTCTATCTTGAACTAATAATCTTAAAAAAGATCTTTTCCATCTAAACTCACATCTTTTGCAAGTTTTTTTGCCTAGATGTTTAAATTTAGAATCTTTTTTTTTCTTTTTACATATATTGCAAGTTTTCATCTACCAAATATCTTCAAAATCCTCTCCTTCATTTGCTTTGGAATAATCAGTCGGACGAATAGCAAAAAAATCAGTATGAGTATGGCCCCCGGTAAGATGGTAGAACCAATCAAGATTTTTTGCTGCTTCTTTGTCAAACTCAAAGTATTCCCGTTTGTCTGCGTAACCAAGTTCAATGATTTTTTCATTAAGTCTTTTTCGTATAAAGTGTTTAAGGTCGTAAGCTTTAAGGTTTTCGATGTCTCCCAGTTCAAACATTTTATTAATGTAGTTTTCTTCGGCTTTAAGCATTGTTTCTGCTGCATCTAATATATCTTTTTTAGATTTATTTAATAATTGCGGATCTTCTTGACACATATGTCTAAAAAGTTGACAACCCATTTTAGAATGTAATGATTCATCTCTTACACTCCATTTCATTTGTTGTCCTACTCCTTTTAAAAGATTTCTGAGTTGAAAACTATATAAAACAGCAAAGGCAGAATAAAGACTAACACCTTCAGCAAAGGCACTAAAGATAGCAAGGCTTCTTGCAATTCCAGTGGGGTTATTTCCATCATAACTAATTAAATTATCAAAGCGCTCCATTGTTGCCTTGTCTTGTAAGAACGCTTCAAAATTTTCCAAGCCAAGAGTTTCATTTAAATAAGAATAAGCTACAGCATGGATAGTTTCTTGTGATCCAAATATCATAGCCATTTGTTGTATTTCATGTTTAGGAAACCATGATACAACTTTTTGTGTCCAGTAATCTGATACTGCACATTCTGTCTGAGCAAAACCTAGTAAGATATTACCTACTAGGTTCTTTTCTTTTTTTGTTAATATTTCGTTCCAATCTTTAACATCACTTGACATTGGTATTTCAGTATGTAACCAAAACGCTTGAGCTTGTTTAAGCCATCCATCGTTATAATATTCGGGATATTCAAAAGGTTTGTATGGTATTCTTTCGTCAAATAATCCCATTTATTTCTTTTTTAGTTGTTCTTTTATGCTGTATTTTTTATTGTCAAAAATATATTGTCTATAAGTAATATTAAATTGAGGTTGTAGAAGATCCCATCCTCTAGCTTTTCCGATCTCACCATATTGTAAGTTGTCATGGTGTGAGTTTACCCCTCCCATTGTTCTTACTTTACTTATATCTTTTTCAATATCACTTAAAGTAACTTGTCCTTTATGATTAGTAGGTAAATTGTAAGTACTTCTTACTTCCAGAAATAATTGACCTCCTTTACATGAGGTTAGTAAAATTAGCATTACTGCTAAAGATAAAATTAAATAGTTTTTCATAATATTAAATTTTTTTAAATTGTGTTAATCTTTATATATCTCTAAACAAATATCTATAAAAGGTAAATAGATAACGTGTTGAGTTGATCCGGTGTGTGGGTAACTTCTCATACCTATTAATATACCGGGGTATAAACCTAAGGTGAGTTCCCAACTTTTTTCATTCATATTAATAATATTTTATATTAAATTTATCTTGCATTTCTACAAGATCTTTGTAAAAGACATACCCTTTTACTTTAATTCTCCAATTAACCCATTTATCTATTTGACGTTCTGCATATTTTTGTCTTGCTAATTGTTTTTGGACTCTAATATCAGTTTTATTGTTTCGTCGCATTCTTTTTGATTTTGGGGTTTATATAATTTTATTCCAGGTAAATGCTTAGATACGTAGTTTTTAAACATTTTCCAACGTAAAGGAAAACTTTCATTAGCTCTTCCTTTTGTTTCTATAATAAATCCTTGTCCTATAAAATCTGGTGTATATTTAATATTAAGGATTTTTTTGTTTCCTCTATTTTTATATTCTCCTTTTCCATTACCACACCGTTCATAAGATCCGTTAGGAAAATTAAAACCCGGGAATATTTCAAATGTTTGGCCTTCATAAACAGTTTGTATTTTAGCTTTTTTTAAAGCTATATACATATATTTTTCTAATCCCGAAGAAAAAATAATTCCATCGTGAGTTATTTTTTTACTATTAACAGGCCCTCGTTTTTTTCGTTTGAATTTAGTCCTCATTGTGATGTCCTTCAAATTCTTGTGATGTATTACTTCTTCTTATCATTGCTTCTTCTATTTCATTTGTTAAACACCTTTTTGCTGCTTCTAAATATAAAATAGAATCCATCATCTCTTCTTGTATATCTACCATAAAACGATACAAATCTTTTTTTTCTCCTTTTATTTCTTCCATCATAGTTGCTCCATACTTTTTTTGGCCAACTAAACTACGTTCATCCATTTTCTTTAAAACAGATTGAACAATCTCATCTTTTGTATTAATTTTCATCTTTAACAAATGTTCCGTTAATCATTTGACCTGTACGTCCTTTTATTTCATTATAAGCTGAACTAATACAAGTTTCTATATGTGTTCCTCTTTGATGAGCTAAGTTAGTTAAAACAACCACTATATCTCCAATAGCATCTATAACTTCTGGTTGATCATCTTTTAATAAAGCTTTAGCTAATTCTCCACATTCTTCTTGAAGTTTTACATACTGTGTAGTAGTATTTCCATTATCGTATAAACCTCTTTCTTGTGCCCAATCTCTTATTTGTTGAAACATTTTTAAAGGTTTTTTATTACATTTTTTAACAGTTTCTTTAATACAGTTTTCGTAAAAAGCTTTGTTATATATATAAGATCTGTTAGGATTATACATAGAAACCTGAACGTTAGATAATATCCATTTAATATTATTATCTGTTAATTTAAATGTACCAAACTGAGTTTCCCATATCATTCCATTATGTTTATTAAGAGCGTCTTTCAACTCGTTTATTGGGTGTGGAAAAGTTGATGTTTGTTCCGTTGCATTTATTTTCATGTCATTCGATTTATTATACAATTGATTATATTTACGTCTATCTACTTTATAGCCGTAAGACTTTTGAAGTTCTATTTCTCGATCAGATATATAATTAATATCTTCACTTGATTCTAGAACTTCGTACTCTCCTTCTTTATACCCTTGTATAAGCGTGACTCTTGTATTAAGATTACTTGTAACGCCTATTTTTTTACCAGGTATGTGGTATAAATAATACATATTTATTTTATTTAATTTTATTGTTATACAAATGGAAATTATGGGCAAAATGATAATAATTTCCTAGTTTAATAGACAGTCTCTCTGCAATCATTTTTTGTAACATAACAAAACAATACTGATCATTACAAAAGCCGTACCAGAGATCATTAGATCGCATCATAACAGCCATATTTAACTTGTTATTTAACACAGTAAACTGTATTGCATAGGTACAGGGAGTATCTTTAGCATATGTGTTTATTTCTTTTCCATCATAAATAGATATTGCAGCATGTCTTGTATCTTTTACATTTTTTAATTTAGCTACAACATAATCAATTTGATGGTTTCTATTCCATTGCCATCCATAATTAGATCTACACTTTCTTTGTGAATCAGCCATTCTATCCCATATTGGAGGTATTTTTCCATATATTTCTCCTAGTTTTTCTACACTAGGGTCTCCTGATAAATACCATTGCCATTCAGCTTCCGCATAATCTTTATTCCACTTTCTGTGTTTATCTGTTATGTTTATTTCTAATGGTTTTTTTATATAAAATCCTACATTAAACAAAGCTTTTGTGTCTCCAAAATTTACTCCATATTCTTTTATATAAGAATAGAAATATTTAAAAACTTCATCTGCATTTTTAAAATTATTTTTCACGTTTGTCATAATAATATTTACACATTTGATAATAAGAAGTACAAAAATTGTCTTTAGTATATATACCAGGAGACAAGTGTGGTGTTTCACTTCTTTTATATTCACCAATATTAATACCTATTTTCCATAATCCTATTTCTCCACTAACAGGTATAGGGAATATTCTAATGTCATTATCTACACAATAAACATACCAGTTTCTTTCATTTCCACTTGGTGAATAACTTGGTAATGGGTTGGTTTTCTTTTTTCTATTTCTTATTCCCATGGCATCACTTCATTTATAACTTGTTGATCTTCATGAGGTATAAAACATCCAGATTTAGGTTCCCATTTAAAGTATGCTTCTGCTCCGTTTTCTCCTAAATTTTGAAATTTGACTTTTAAAACTTTAGCTTTAACTGTTTTAGCCTCATAATCTCTATGAACTAATATACCATGATAAGAAGCATCATACCATTCTCCACCACCTTTTATGTTATACATATTAGGCTCTTCAATTTTGCCATCTTTATCTTTATACATTTTAGTAGGGTGAGCTACAATAAAAACTAATACATCAAACTTTTTTGCAAAGGTTTCTATTTTAGTAAGATATTCCATTGTATATCTATTAACATCATCTGTATGAGAATCAACATCTCTGATCTTATTAAATGGGTCAATTACTAAACATTTAATTCCCTTACGTTTTACAAGTTCAGCTCCTTTACGTAATACAGATTCAAGTGTATATCTTTCCATATCAATAAAAAAGAAATTATCATTTACGTGATCTGCTACTTGATTCCATTTATTATTATTTATATCTCCCGGTGTTGGCATTCCTTGCCAAACTTTCCTCATTAATTTATGAGCATGAAGATAAGTAGGGGCGTTTTCTGGTGATGCGAATGCTGTTTTCCATTTATAGTTTAAATTATATCCAATAACCATTTGATCAACAAAATCAGATTTTCCAGAAGAAGGTATGCCAGTAACAGTAATAAACTGAC